CCTGCTATTGTAGTTGGAGTAGTTGTTACACTTGCCGTAGTAGTAGGTGTAGTTGTTACTTCTCCCGTTTTAGTAGACGTTGCTTTATTAATTTCAGCATTAGCCATACTAATGGCTGCATTAATAGTTAACTGGTCAAGCGGTTTACCTGCCAAAGCTCCTGAAATTACATTTCTAATTGCGTTTTGTTGAGAGCCAGTAAGAGTTGAGTAGCCCTCAACATTTCCAAGCAACGCATCGGTAGCACCAGAAATTCCTCCAGTAGTAGCACCTGCAAGTACAGATTCAGTTAAATCTGTACCAGTTACTACGCCTCTAACTAATCCAGAAGCAGCACCTTGGAATGTCTTAGCTAACATTCCTGTACTGTCAATAGAATTTAGCTGATTAGTAATATCAGCCAATCCTGCTGAACTAAGAACTTGTCCACCTAAATATGACGCAAGCATATTCTTAGCTGCTGTGCCTGCATCGGCACCTGACAAAACTGACACAGCAAAGTTGGTGGCCAACTGTGCAGGCAAAGACATACCAGCCGTAGCTACAGCAAGACCAACCTGACCAATAGGCCCAAGATCGGTCATTATTTTAGCTAAGTCATTACTTTCTACTCTTTGTGTGTAAAAGATAGGAAGACCAGTGTTAGGGTCTATGCTAATTTTGTACTCTGTGCCATCGCCACCTGTAGCGGTATAACCAAAAGTTCCTGAACCATCACCAACAGCTTGACCTGTTGTTTTGTTAATAATTCCTGTACCAATTACGCCAGTAGTAACAAGACTTTGTTGTTGATTTTCACCATCACCTGAAGTAACTGTTTTTATACCTGCAATTTCCGATGCAGTCAGTGGAGTCCAAGTACCTGTTGAATTATCCCATTTTGAAAATTCACCAGTTGGATTTCCATTTTGATCGTATTCAACTTTGACATTTACATCACCAGTAATATTGCCTAGACCTAGTTGATTAATATTTGTAATGCCATATTTATTTAAGGAAGCGGCCATGTCTAAGGCAACTTGATCTTTGTTTGAAATAGTATTTGTGCCCAGAATCCTTGCGCCAGTAGCAGCATCAAATCCAATATTTGCACCTGATCCGGCTGTAAAAGCACCGCCAGTCCAATACCTATCCGTTCCTAAAGCATTGGTTATAGAATTAATTTGGTTAGTTAAATTACTTAACTGTGTAGCATCAAATGTTTGACCATCGTTATATGTTGCTGTCCAACTGGTTGTTGGGGTAGTAGTTACTGTTGGTGAAGTTGTTACTGTTGGTGAAGTTGTTACTGTTGGTAGTGTAGTAACAGTAGTTGAAACTGTTGGTTGTGTTGTAACGGTAGGCCCAACAGTTGGGATAGTTGCAATACCAGTTGTATCTACAACATTTGTACCGCCAGTTGTAGGTAATCCAGTAATTCCACCAGAAGCTGGTGCGGTATAAGTGTTGTAATAGTTAGTTACTTGACTGGTGTCAATATCGTATCTATTGGCAATCATGTCAGCTAAACCAGTGTTAGCTTCCAACCCTCCAATACCTTGTACTGCGGCAGCAACTTCATCTGCCGTAGCAGTAGGATTCTGGTCAAACCACCAGTCAACTTGTTCTTGTGTTACTGCCATGTTTAAACCTTAAGGAGGAGTTGGGCGGGGGTCAGGCAACCGCGCAACAAAGTTTACAGCCATTACCGCTGAAGCTACAGCAGGGTATGGGGCAGACGCAGGAATAGCTTCCATTGTCACGGCAGTATCATCTGCGCCCCAGTACATCTCAATGTATTCATTAGCTGCCAAATCAATGTCAAAGTTCCATGCTACGTTGAAGTGGTTGTCTGAGCCTTCAACCGTGTATCTGTGGCCCGAATACCCAATTGTGATGTTGTTGCGCTTAATCCAAATCTGTACATCTTTGCCCGATGCGTTGGTGCTTTTTAACTGAGCCGACAATTGGAAGTTATAGACACCAGCAACAGCCACCTCAATCTTAGAAGTGCTGGCAGTTTGGAGGGCCACAAAGTTGTTAAGGTAGGTCTGGTTAAACGTGATGGGGTAGCCCGTATTTACAGCGGCTAATGTTTGATCTGCGGTGTTAAAAAACAACCCATTAGGCACATTGATTAATGATGGATCAATAGACCCAGAAGTCATCAACTGAGTTGTCAGTGCATCAAGCCTGTTGAAATACAGACGAAGTACGTTTAAAAGCTGGTCAAAATATACACGGTCGTACTCATTCAAAGGAAGCGGCAGATTAGGTGCGGCTACTTTGTTCAGTTCAAACTCAGACGTAATGATGTAAGTCATCGTCTGCCGTCCGGTCTGATGTCAATACGGGTAGAGCCAAGCTGCCATGCAGTTCCTAGATTGCTAGAGCTTACCTTGAGGATAAGTTGACGGCCACGCACTCGTGTGTTGACTTGACCCGTAAAACCTTCAGTTACCGTATAGGACGCACCTGTTAACTTGCTAACCCCAGCCGTAACTGCCGTGCCCGTGCCCGAACCCGAGTTCTGCATAGGATACAAAGTGTACGTAACTTGCGGAGTTGGAGATGCGTCAGAGCCTGAGAACGTCAAGTCAGGGAGCATCCTCCAGACAAAGCCTAAATGCTCACCATCTTCAATGTCAAACTCAGCAGAGGAGATGTAAGCTTCAATACCAGATGGCGTACCAGTCTCGTTATTGTCTAAGCCAAACTCTTGATTGACCAAGTTGTAGTTGTATGTAGCAGCAATAGGGAAGTCCCTTAGACCAGAGTCCAGCCAAGCTGTTCGCTCCATCGTGCCGTAGTACCAAACTTTCTCAAGGTAGTTGTACACAACATAACGGTTAGCAACTAGACTTCCAGCCGCGCAGTAGAACCACCATACTTCATTGAAACCCTCGTTAGTACTGGCAAACACTTGCTGGTTCTGCTGAAGGTTAATGTCTTGATAGATGTACCTACGCAGGTCACAGCTAAGTGTTTGTAACCGACCATCGTACAGATAGAACTTATCCACACCCATCCAGTACACAACACCAGAAGCCTGAGCCGCCGCATTCTGACCCAAGATGGAGATGTTATCTCCCATCAACTGGCTAGACCAGACTACGGGTGGGCCAATGTATTGGAGAGAATAGATGGCTGAGTCAGTCCACACTAAAATCTCTTGACGGGTTTGAACGGCGGTCACAATGCTAGAGCCGTGGGACAGAGTAACACTACCCGCTTGATTGGTAGCAGAAGGTGTCCAATTGACCACAGACTCCTGATCTGACCAACGAATTAACATGGGGTTTTGAATGGTTGAGCCGTAATCATTACAGCCAAACGCAAATACAAACCGGCTAATGTCAGATACAAATAGGTAATTCTGAATGATTGGAACGTCAGAAGCGTTTGCTAAGCTGGTAACGGGTATACCATTAGGCATGATGTAGTGATCGCCAGACTGGGTTCCAGTCGTTGTAATAGCCGCGCCGCCCACAGTTGCCGCTAGGTTAAATGTATTACCACTGGCGTTAATGACGTAGTAAATCGTTCCGGGAGACAAACCAGTTGGCAGGGCGGCAGGATAGCCACTGTTTGTAAAAATGACTGGAGCGCCATTTGGCAAGCTATAAGCGGCAGTAACTACCGCAGGAGAAGCTATAGTAATTGTAGCTATGGTAGGGTCTACGCCATAACCAGCATCCCAGTAATAGATTGGGCCACCACGGAAACCGTAAACTAAGTCTTCACCAAAGTTGTTTTGGCTCCACAAACGTAGAGCAGAAGTAGATGTACCGCCAAAGCCCCAAACCCCTGCACCCCATGTACCAGCACCCCAGCCAGCTAGTGGAATCTCGTATGGATCACCTACGTTAATCTGATAGATAGCATTTACATCTGTACCACCGCCAGCCGCCACTGTTGAAGTAGCCGCAGTAGCAGCCACGATTGTGTAAGTATTGGCATCAATAACGGTAACCTGATATTCGCCATTTAAATCAAGACCGCCTACAGGAGCTACGTTGCTAAAGGTTACAAAGTCATTGGTTACTGCGCCATGGGCTGTATCTGTAACGGTAACTAAAGTGAGTAGATTGGTTGTGGAAAACGGATTACTTAAGATAGCCGCCGCACGAATAGGCGTGATGTCGTTGTAGTTACCACCCAACTCAAGGTAGAACTTAAGGTTAGTACCCACTCCAATTAGGTTTAAGTTGTCTAGGGTGATCCAGTTCCACAATGACCGGCACAGACCTTGGAATGTGGACACGGAAATACGTGCCCAGCCACCAATCTTCTCAGGCGTACCCTGACGAAACCGCACTTTATCGGACTCATACCACCCACCTTCGTTGGTATAACGGGTGTTCTCCCGGTTAACTCCCGGCTTCAGTACAAGTTTTTTAAGCGCCATCGGTTGTCCTAAGATAGAAACAAGGCACGTTCAGCGTCCCTGCGCTTTTTTAGCCCTGAGAGAATTTTACCTCCTGCCATGCAGTACAGCAAGAGGGAATCTGCTGCGCCTTCCCAGTCACCCCTATTAATTTTTATCCGAATAGAAGACCGCTGAAAAGCCCCCACTCCGGCGTTGAAGGCAAAGCTGACACACGCATCAAAAGCCCCTTGACGACCAGATAAAGCGGGAGCAAGTCTAAGAACACCACGTTCAGTAGGGCCGACATCATCCTCGAATAGTTTCTCGATCTCTTCTTTAGTCCAGACACGGTTGTCCTCCGGTTTCAGTGGCATCTCTTTGCGGATCATGGGGGTATCTTTTCCTTCCACCCTAACTACGGGCAGACGGATTTGATCTTGGTACAGCACATGACCATAACCAATTGTCCAAATATGGGCTGGGCAAAGGTACGGCTTAGTCCTGTACCCCTCCCACTGGTGCATCAACTTAGCGCCAGCTTCACCCAATTTCATTTCTTGCTCCAGCTACGTGAGCCAAACCAGAAACCTATGATGCCTCCAAGCATTGCCATCTCATCCGTGGAAAAAATGATGTCGGACAAGCGGATCAGGTCTTCCATACTCATCACAAGCCGTGGGTTGCTGTAAACGTAGTAGGCAATCCACGCATTAATGGCACACAGTTCCAGCACAAAAATGTAAGTCACCATCGGGCGCACAGTGCCCACAAAGTTCACCACCCAGCGGCTGGCTTCTTCCATAATCTTCTTGTCATGGTCATAGGCCGCAACAGTCATTTCTGCGTCCGTCTGCATGGCAATCTGGTCGGTGCGAATCTCTTCCATGCGTTCTTGGGCGGCAAAACCCTGCGCCATCATCTGTAGCTGTAGCTCTACTTGGACACGGGCAAGCGCCAACTCATGCTTTTGGTCAGCCTTGTTCTGGAAGAAGTCTAGGAGTTTGGGCAAGCCTGATATTAGCAAGCCGCCAAGGGTTGAGAATAAAGATAGCATTACAATCCAATCATTCCAAGTAGTTTATCGACAATTTTCCCCGCCAACTCGTCAGGCAGGAACCGAAGCAGACCAAGCACCCACCAAGCAATGCACAGCCTGACAAAGACTTTAAGGAAAAGGTCAAACTGTTTTTGGTATTCATTCACCTACCGCACCTTGCTGTAGCGCATAGTTCGTTAATTTGTGTAAGCCCCCAGCCAACAGCACCAACAAACATCACAATAATCACAATGGCAATTGCCCACTCCATCTGTTCGGCTTCGGCCTCTTTGCGCCTTTTTTCTTCAGCGTGTAAAGCCGCCATCTCTTTAGCATCATCCCTGTCCATTTCAGCTTGACGGGCTTTGGTTGCATTCCATACGTCTATGCGCCCAGCTTGCATGAACAACATTTTTAACTGCTCTTCAAACCGCTTGGCTTCATCCAAAGCCATCTCAATTTGTAACGCCGCACCAAGGTTAGACTTACCACCCGTACGCTTGGCTTGAAGCATGGCCTTGGTAGCGGTTGACTTGGCATCAAAAAGCTTGGCTATTGACGGCGTTAGACCTGCCAGATCACTAGCCACTTTACTAGCTTTTTTAACGACACTGATTGCAGTTTGCAATCCTTCTAGCGCCGTGATCGGATCTATCATTTCAATTCAAAACTTAAATTTGCATGGCGGGGGTACTGCACAACGCGCTCCCCTTCAGGACACTTGTACTTGATCGTTGCCAGCAAAGTTGCTTTCCCACTGGTAACCTTTTCCTTGCCTACCATCGTAAGTTCGTAGGTGAACGTATCAATCTCTGGCCCTGCTGGGCCACTGAACTTACTTGCGGTGGTGGTTGCCTCATGCACCATGCCAGCCGCATCACGGATGCTTGGCGTAAAACTCTCAACAGAACAATCGTCCCGCTTCTTTATTCTTGCAACCGTGACATTTATTGGCTTGCCAGCTTCTGCCACAATCTTAAAGTTTTCAGGCGACCATTCAATGATTGCGCGGTCAAACCAACCAAACTTGTCGGCAAGCGTGTAACTACCGCCTAAAGCGGCAACGGTAGCGGCAACGGCTCCAATTGCTTTGGTAATGTCAATCATTTCAAACCCAACTCCATGCAATCATGTAAGTTCCAAAGATTACAAAGGCGACTATACAGACCGCTGCAATAATTGCCTCGGCCCAGTCTCTCACTTTAATATCCCGTTTAGTTTGGTCATGTCAGCACACGTATACATTTGATAACCACCCAATATAGGCATTGGAATAGTCTCTATTTTCGCTGAAAATTCACTAGCTGCCAAGCGAGCAACGTCCAAAAAGGACATTGTTTTTCCAGTTCCAACGTTCCAAATTCCAGAACCTAGAAAACTTAAAAGTTTTCTGTGAACTTTAATGACCTCATCTACATGGATAAAGTCACGTTTAAAGTTCTCACTACCTTCAAAGATTTTAATGGTTCCTGTCTTTGCCTGCTCACGGAACTTATGAAACGGAGAAGCCTGATCCCCCTTGTGGTCTTCATGTGGGCCATAGACATTAAAGTACCTAAAGATCTGGATGGGTGCAACGGGCCGCATAGTATGGAAGTACTCTTCTATAAGAGCTTTAGATTCTGCATATAGATTAGCCGGCGCTACTGGGTCATCTTCCCTAAACGTGGTGTTATTTGGGCCATAGACCGAAGCCGAAGAAGCCAGTTGCAAAGGTATCCCATACTTCTGGCACCGCTCCATGAGAGTAATGGTATACCCTACGTTCTGTTTACGCAGGGCTACCCAATCCTGACAGCGTGTATCTGAGATAGCACCTAAGTGGATGACCCGATCTATTCCATAGAGGGAATACTCATCACCCCATTCACACAGATCTAAGTCGTGATCTGCCATGGCTTTAACCATGTTCTGGCCAATAAACCCCTTATATCCTGTGATTAAGATACGCATACAGCACCTATGCTCTGGCAAGATATTGCCGCTTTCTCATTAGCAAACGGCAAAGCTATGCCCATGTCACCAGTCTGCATGTGTTTGTATACCATAGCAGCTAGGAATACATCCCCTGCCCCGCAGACATCCACAACTTCTATCACCTTAGCCGGGTAGAGTGAATCTTTATATCCGCATCCTTTAGAACCATAGGTAACAATTAAATGTTCTGGATCTGGGATAGACGTAGATTCGTACAGTTCCCGCTGGTTAATCTTGATATAGATGCCGGGGAAGTCTGCCAAGTTCTTCTTCTTGGTATCCATGTAGATTGGCCCACGAAACTTCTGACGGAACTTCCAAATAACTTCATCAGTTATGAAACCCTTATCATAGTCAGAGATAACTATGGCATCGAAAAAGTACTTACTGCCGGTTTTATATGGCTTGGCTCGTACATCATGGTCTACCCTGAGTAGATGCTCACCTGTTCTGCGGTCGATGTACCTGATCTTGCGGGAGATTTGCTCACTCACAGACAGGGTAACTTCTGCCCCAAATGCCTTTAGATTCTGGGCTACGTTAAACGCCATACCCATCTTCTCTTCACTTTTTTCAAAGTTCAACAACGGCGCAGTAGATTCTGGATTTACTCTCCGAATTTCCCCATATCTGTATTCATCTATACAGACATCACCAATAACTAAGATTCGCATTGACTGTCTCCCGGCTCGACTCGGTAGTTATCCTCCACGGAATCAGCCGTAGAGACTTCCATGATTGCACCTGAAACTAGGCAGACTAGCTGGTGCGGCATAAGTGGAGGGTTGTGCCATGTATCGCCAACGTTAAGGATCTTTTCATGGCGGCTGGCATCTTTGGTGTCTATGTAGATCACTTTAAACAGACCGCTTTGGACTAGCCAAGTCTCTTCTTTAACTGCGTGGAAGTGCATAGAGAACTTAGCACCGCCACGGAAAGTCATCAACTTCCCGCAGTACTTATCATTGGTAGCCCAGATTAGCTCCGACCCCCAACCCTTTTTCACTATTCCTTTGAGTTGCATTGATAATCCTCGTAGATGAATATCCGTCTAGGAACGGGATGATAACTACCCGCTTGACTAAAGTGAACCCAACAACCTGCTCAGGTCTGTAATCGCCACCTTTTGTGATGATGTCAGGCTTGATTCTGTGGATTAATTGCAACGGTGTAGGTTCATCAAAGATGATGACCTTATCTACCCAGCGCAGAGCCAACAGCACAGCCATGCGGTCATCTTGGGAATTAACAGGTCTGCCCGGTTTAAGCTGCCGAACAGAAGCATCGGAGTTTAAGCCAACGATTAGCTTATCCCCCAATGCTCTAGACTTCTCAAGGTATTCGACATGCCCACGGTGGAGCACATCAAAACACCCATTAGTGAAGACAATCACACACCCATCTCTTTGCGTATCTTGGTTGCTGAGATAGCGTGGGTAGCATCGTCAAAAGATTCCTGCTCAATCTTGTAGCCAACATCACGGCCATAGGTAATGTTGACAATGTTAGGAACCAATTGAACCTCGTACTGCCCTTGATACAGAGGGTCTAGATCACGGCTAATGAACTCTTTGACCTGATTGGCGGCAAACGGGTTTGACCCATTCCAGCCTTGGCAGTCTCTGATCTGGATCACTACCTGACCAGTCTTAGCTAGTGCCCGTTCAAACAGCTTACGGTGGCCTTCATGCCACGGTTGCCATCTGCCAAGCATTTGGACTGTTTCTTTTTGCCAGTCAAATACAGGGCGGCGGCGGTCATCTAGGATATGCGCGGCAATGAACTCACCCCACTTCTCAGACTTTTGCTCGGTGATCCTGAAATCATACTGGGCAGGAGGAACGAACACCTTGTTGGTGTCTTCAAAACGACCTTGGTTAATGGTGTCAACCCAGATAGTCCAGTCAGCCTTGAAGTTGTTACGCATCTCCACAAGGGGGGCAACAAAGTCGCAGATCACATAGTCAACATCGTAGCTGTCAGCCAACTCACGCATCCGCAGACTCTGACGAATGCGACCTTCGTGGGAAAAGTCCCAGTCGTTGTACTTCTTGCGAACATCGTCAGCGTTCAACCACATGACCGTCTTGCGTTCAGCTTGCAAGTGGTCGAGGATGTGTTGCGCTAGGTATGTCTTACCCGCTCCGGGAAGACCCATCACCAAGATGCGTTTCATTCGTTACCCCTTACAGCAATGCGTCAAGCTGGTCGTGAGTCGTAGCGGCATCAATAGCGGCTTGCTTGGTCAACATAGCCTGACGCGCTGTCTCTACCGCTGTGGCATCGTACTGCTCGTTAGCGTTAGGAGAAAGCTGTAGGCGGGACTGCTCCATCACCACTTGCTGGAATGCAAAACCTGCGTTGGACTTCATGCCGTTTTTGCGGTCATCCACGGAGATTTCGTATGTGTCCCAGATGATTTGAACAGGGTCAGTGTTCAGATCAAAGCGGTGGGCAGTGTAGCCCTGACGGTGTGCTGTGATTGCAGGACGAACTTCCACAGCGTTGCGCCAGCCGTTATTGCCTACGCCTTCTGCGGGAGGTGTGTCCCAGACTTGTTTGACCTCACCATTGAGGATTTGTACATAATGTGTCATTTAAGACTCCTTGTAAAAAAGTTTATTGTTGAATTGCCAACCCGGGGTACTCGCCACCAGTAGCCTTTAACCAGCCCGTTTCAGAGCCAATTTGTTTTGGTGATGAATAATTGGTTGTATTGCCTAAGCCTAATGCATATAGTGCATTTCGACCCCAAGACCAGAGCGTGCCATCTGTTTTAATAGAAACTGCTGAATATTTTCCACAAGAAACTAGCAACCAATTAGTCAGCGCACCTAATTGTTTAGGCGAAGAATAGCTCGTTGTGTTGCCAAGTCCAAGTTGACCGTTTACACCATAACCCCAAGACCATGCTGTTCCATCTGTTTTAACAGCAAGCGTAAAACCATTTGCAGAAGTTCCAGCCGCCCCACCAGCTATAGACGACCAATTTGTTAATGCGCCCACTTGTACTGGAGATGAATTTCCATCCGTTGATCCTATACCTAGTTGACCAGCCGTATTCCTACCCCAAGACCATAACGCACCTGCGGTTGTAATACCAAAACCGCTTGCATAACCAGCAGAAATACTAAGCCAAGTAGTTAAAGAACCAATTTGTTTGGGAGAAGAATAGTATGTGCTATTGCCAAGACCAAGACGACCATCGCCGTTGTAGCCCCATGTCCAGATTGTCCCGTTGGTTTTAAGAGCTATGCAAGTGTAGTATCCAGCAGAAACATCTGACCAGTTTGTCAATGCACCTAACTGCTTTGGGGATGAATAGTATGTGGTGTTGTTTAAACCCAATTGACCTAAATTATTTCTACCCCAAACCCAAATAGTTCCATCTGTTTTGACAGCCGCACTGTGTGCGTAACCTGCGGCTATTTTTATCCAATTGGTTAATGCACCAACTTGTGATGGGCTTGATCTACCAGTTGTGTTTCCCAATCCAAGTTGCCCAAATATATTTGCGCCCCAAGACCACAGAGTTCCGTCAGATTTAGTAGCTAGAACAAATAAGCCCCCGGGGTTTGAACTAATGGAAGACCAATTGCTTGTTGAAACTAAAACAGGAGCAGTTATAGCTGTTTTATTTCCAGTTCCAGATTGACCTTCATTGTTGTATCCCCAAGCGTATAGTTTGGGATATTGGACAGGCCAAGTCCCCGCCGCCTTAGCATTGGCTTGACTGCTGATGTTCCAGATACCTGAGTATTGAACGCCTGTGATTGTTACTGGCATAGTTGTCTCTTAAAAAGCTAAGGCAAAAGTTGACTGACCGCCAGCAGTAATATAGCCCCAAGTGGCAAGTGATCCTACTTGTACTGGTGAACTTCTGTTAGTTGTATTATTTAAACCTAATTCACCTAAAGTGTTATTTCCCCAAGTCCAAATGGTTCCGTCTGTTTTAGAAGCAATAGCAAAGTTTTTACCAAGCCTTACAGCAGTCCATGTAGTTAAAGCACCAACTTGTTTAGGAGAACTGTAATTGCTTGTATTACCTAAACCTAAAACGCCCGAACCACCATCTCCCCAAGACCATAATGTACCGTCAGTTTTAACAGCTAGTGCAGAATATTCCGATGCCGAAACTTGCAACCAATTAGTTAAAGCACCAATTTGGGCTGGACTGGATATACTTGTAGTATTACCAAACCCTAATTGACCATAGTCATTATTACCCCAAGCCCAAAGTGTGCCATTTGTTTTAATTGCGTAAGTGTTTTGTATTCCAGATACAACAGATGACCAATTAGTTAATGAACCGACCTGCTTAGGTGACGAATAGTTGGTGACATTACCCAACCCTAATGCACCTGAAGTGTTGTAACCCCAGCCATACAAAGCGCCACTGGTTGTAATTGCAAAACCACCAAGATTTGCACCTGTGGAAATTTTTGCCCAATTGGTCAAAGCTCCTACTTGTACTGGGCTAGACCTAGATACAGTATCACCAAGACCTAACGCACCTAAACTATTACCACCCCAAGTCCAAATGGTTCCATCTGTTTTTAATGCAAATGAAGCATTGTTAATGGTTGCTACAACAGACCAAGTTGTTAAAGCACCAACTTGTTTTGGAGATGAATAGTAGGTAGTGTTTCCTAATCCCAATTGGCCCGATTGATTTCTACCCCAAGCCCAAATTGTTCCGTTAGTTTTTAAAGCTAATGTGTTATACCTAGTAACAATACTTAACCAATCAATCAAAGCACCAACTTGATTAGGAGAAGAACGAGTAGCAGTGTTACCCAAACCTAATTGACCAAATTGATTATCGCCCCAACTGTACAAATTGTAAGTATAGATAGTTGTCTGAGCCGCCAACGGATTAAAGCCCGGCTTGTTAATCCCAGCGGCGTATCTAAAGCTCATGCCACTCTCCGAATAGCAGATTTGTTGGACAGGCGGTCTTTGATCTTTTCAAACGGTGCAGTCCAGTCGCCATACACCTCTTGGCGAACCAGCTTCATGCTGTCGTAGTACGGCGTTTTCTCACCATCCAAAGCATATAAGAAGTACGGCATGATCGGAGTTACCACCCATGTTTCTACGCCCATCGCCGCCGCCAAGTGACTGACAGAAGTACAGGCTGAGATCACCAAGTCACATGAAGCCACTGCTTGTCGAGTGTCTTCCCATGACTGTAATGGTACTTGTTTTACCCAAGCTGGGCAAGCGTCTACGCCCTCATCCCGCTGTAAAGAAATGAACTCTGCGTCAGCATCTTTCACCGCTTCAAACATCAGGTCATACGGAAAGGCTTTGTGATGCTCGTGCTCAAATTTACTGTTGCCCTGCCAGCGCAGACCGATGCGTTTCTTACGGCCTTTAATCGTTACAGGCTTCTCAAGGTAGGGCGCACCAGACAGGTCACGCAACTCTAAGCCTAGAGGAACCACAGCAGACATTCCAGACACCCAGAAGTCGTGGTAGATACCAAAGGTAGCCTCATGCTGAACAACGGCTGATACGCCTTCTACGCCTTGGAACAATGATGCGAGTGGGCCAGTACAGGACACAACCACCTTACAGCCACGCTCGGCAATTAGTTTGGCATAGCGAATCTGGTGAATCTGATCGCCCAGACCACCTTCTAGATACAGCATGACCGTACCCTTTGTCTTACCATCCCATTGAGGTGTAGGCACATCAGGTCGAGAATTACCAAACACACCTACGATTCGTCCTCTATCCATCAGGCTGTAGCCCTTTTGAATCTGACCTTGACGCAGGTAGTACCAGCCACGGTTATAGGCGGCTCGGTGGTTGCTAGGCTCTTCTGCTTCCAGCTTTTGAGCCAGTCTCCAGCCTTCTACAAAGTCACCCATCGTAGATGCGGCAAGCTGTAGGTCTAGGTCATGTAATTCAGGAACTGTGCGTGGACGCTCAAGCCAGAACTCAGGCTGGCAGAAAGCTGAGTAGTGGTGCTTCAGCAGATCGCGGGGGTCTTGCTTATGCTGTGCCGCCAATACAGGCTTGACATCGTGCATACCTGCGTGACCGTGCAAGTTCTCGTCATCTTCAGCTACGCTTGAGCCATCGATGTTGTTGAAGTCGTAGGCAAATTCTGGAAGCTCAAGGAACTCATGGATACGGGCTAACTGCGCTTTGGGGTCAGCTAACAGGTCTTCGTATTCAACAAACAGAAAGTTCTCTGGTGCGTACTCGTAGCCGTTCTGGAGGGAGATGTAGGCGGCTCGTAGGTGATCCATTAGTTGACCAGTTGCCATGAACTCGTCTAGGTCTGTGGGTTTGGCTACACGGATGAAGCTGGCGGCACAGTCAGGTACTGAGCGAACAGTGGCAATGATCTTAGGCTGACGGCCTAGCACCTGTGACATAGCACCCATGATTTGACCGATAGGCCAGCCACGGGACTTGTCGATGATGACAGGCTTGTCAGTGTCTTCGTAGAACGCATCAATTGCACCGCGCATGGTTTGCGCTAACTTGCTTCTCTCAGGATCATTCTCGTTCAGTAAACCCGCTGAGTGCCATGTGTTCGCCAATCCATCGAGGGCGTGGACAAGCCCAGATGTGGTGGATACATGAGTCATCGGGTTCTGGTTCAAGATAGCCGCAAGGACTGTCGAGCCAGAACGAGGAATGCCAGAGAGGAAGTGCAGTGTTTTGTTCATGTGTTTATATTGTTGCAATAGCCAATGCAGTATTACTTAGTGACGCTGATAGCCAGTTTGTTGCTGTACCTACTTGTTTTGGAGATGAGTAACCTGTAGTGTTGCCTAGACCAAGTTGCCCATTACTATTACCGCCCCATGCCCAAAGTGTGCCATCATTTTTTATGGCTAAAACACTATACGGGCCTTTGCCTGCATATATTTTTGTCCAAGATGTTAGTGCGCCAATTTGTTTTGGAGAGGAATAAGATGTAGTATTTCCAAGTCCTAATTGACCTTGTGCATTAGCACCCCAACCCCAAATTGTGCCGTTTGTTTTGACTGCTACAGCCCAACCGTAGTATCCAGCGACATCCAACCAATCCGTCAATGCTCCAACTTGTTTAGGAGAAGAATAATCAGTTGTATTACCTAAACCTAATTGTCCACTACCGCCAGCACCCCATGACCACAAACCTCCACTGGTTGAAATGCCATAAGAATTAAAGTAGCCAGCATAAGTCTTGCCCCAACTTATTGCGGCTCCTACTTGTACTGGGCTTTGGATATTTCCAAAACCTGACGAACCATTCCCAATTTGGCCTTGAAATGTATATCCCCAACCCCACAAAGTGTTATCTGTTTTGACAGCTAATGTGTATTGATGACCACCAACAACTTGCGACCAATTGGTTAAAGCGCCAACTTGTTTGGGGCTAGAGTAATAAGTAGTGTTGCTGGTTCCAAGTTGACCATAATCGTTTTGTCCCCAAGCCCACAAAGTATTATCTGATTTAATGGAAAAAGTACCATTTGAAGCAGAAGAAAAAACAGACGACCAATTTGTTAATGCACCAACTTGGACTGGGCTAGATACGCTAGTTGTGTTACCAGTACCTAATTGTCCATAAGTATTTAAACCCCAAGTCCATAGCGTTCCGTCAGTTTTAATAGCCGCACTGCTTTGATTTCCTGCCGACACTGTTGACCAAGTTTTTAATGCGCCAACTTGTTTAGGACTGGAATAGTAAGTTGTGTTACCTAGTCCAAGCTGTCCTTGACTGTTGCGTCCCCATGCAAGCAAGCTCGGCCCCGGCGGTACAGGCCAAGTCCCAGCCGCAATAGCGGCATTCACCTGTTGCATTGTCCAGATGCCTGAGTATTGAACGCCTGATACGATTGTGGTTGCCATATTAGTTTAACCCAACAGCATAATATTGACCTGATGATATTGATAACCAAGAAGTCAGTGAGCCAACTTGTACTGGTGATGAATAATTAGTGGTGTTCCCAAGGCCTAAAGCGCCAATATTACCAGCGCCCCATGCCCACAAAGTACCATTATTTTTAATAGCGTATGACGCAAGATAGTTTGGGCCGCCCGGCCCCAGCCGCGCCCAAGTAGTTAGAGCACCAATTTGCTTTGGAGAAGAGTAATAGGTTGTGTTTCCAAGCCCTAAACGACCATAAGTGTTTTGACCCCAAGACCACAGTGTGCCGTCTGTTTTAATGGCAAACATTGTATATAGACCAGCGCAAACATATAGCCAGTTTGTTAATGATCCAACTTGTTTAGGCGAAGAGTAGTTGGTAGTGTTTCCAATACCCAAAGATCCGTATGCATTATTACCCCAAGTCCAAAGAGTTCCATCGGTTTTTATGGCAGAAGTTATATACCAACCTGCTGACACCTGAAGCCAGCTAGTCAAAGCTCCAATTTGTACAGGAGAATTTCTTTGAGTAACAGTTCCATCACCTAACTGACCTTTGTTGTTGTAGCCCCAAGTCCAAAGAGTTCCATCTGTTTTAGTTGCAATAGTATGATAAAACCCACCAGAAATACTTAACCAATTAGTTAATGCACCCACCTGTTTAGGGGAAGAATAATCAGTTAAATTTCCCAAACCTAAAACACCATGAGCACCGTATCCCCAAGCCCACAAAGTGCCGTCTGTTTTAATAGAGTGGACAACATTGTACCCAGATGATATACGCAACCAATTAGTTAATGTTCCAACTTGTTTAGGCGAAGAATAAGCTGTTGTATTACCAAGACCCAATTGACCAAAAGCGTTATAACCCCATGACCACAAAGTGCCATTAGTTTTTGTGGCAACTGTAGCTCTATACCCAGCATTAACAGAAGACCACCCATCAGTTGTATTCCCAACTTGCTTAGGGCTGGAATAATTTGTGGTATTACCCAATCCTAATTTTCCAGATTGGTTGTAACCCCATGTATTAAGGTCATAGTAAGTGGTCGTGGTCTGTGCCGCCAGCGGGTTAAACCCCGGCTTAACAATACTCCCCAAGAACATTTGTCTTATAGACATACTGTTCCCCGCTTAAGAAGCAATAGACTCGTAGCTGATCGTGTAAGTGATACCACTCGATGTGCCAGATGTCACCACAATGGATGAGTTCTCCATCAGGTACACCGCCGTGGTCTTATCTACCGCAATCACAGATGCACTAGCAGGCACAGCAATCGTAGAGATGATTGGGTAGTTTGTACCTGCGCCAGCGGCTTGGTTGTTAATTGCAACCGTAGCGTTCACTGCGCTTGAGCCGTTTACATTAGCACACACAATCTGGTTGATTTTGAAGACCAGACCAGAAGATGCGGCGTTAGACAGCAAGGTGTTAGCCGTTGTGTTGCCGGGTGTTAAATACGTTGTATTGCCCGTTAGGGTCGTAACGTTAACAATATTAGGATTTGCCATGATATTTCCTTACAGACCGAATACGATTGAGAATGCGATTGCTTGACCCTTGGTAGCACCAGAAGCCGCAGGGGTAGTAGATGACCATGTAGTGCCGTCAGATGTCAGTACATTACCTGCTGTGCCGGGCGCAACAAACAAGGGCGTTGAAGTGCCATTACCTAGAATTACGTTGTTGGCTGTCAAAGTAGTTAAACCTGTACCGCCCTGATCTACACCCAGTGTTCCAGTGGACACCAAGTTCTTACTGCCGTTGGTAAATACAGGCTTGCTGGCTGTCAGTGAAGAGTCAATAATGTCATTGGCCGTCAGCGTTGTGCCGTCCCATGTCAAACCAGCAGCAGCACCAAAAGCGCCAGCGTTGTTAAACTGAATCTGCGTGTTAGAGCCAGCAGCCGATCCGCCTCCAACGCTTACAAAGTCAGGCGTAGCAAGTCCCCCATCCCACGCAATAATTGCTCGACCACCAGCCGGTACGGTTACACCTGTTGTAGGAGATGTTGGGCCACCGCGAACTGTAACTGCATAGCCACCTGTAGTGTCGTTAATAACAACATAGATTTTGCTCTGCTTGGGGGTATTGATAAAACGAAGTGCTGTACGTGCGCCCGTGCACAGGAGGACTGCGTACTGGGAGCTTGTAGATGTTAAGCCGCTGCTTGCAGCAGTCCCGGTTGTAAGTGTTAGATCAACGTCTGCGTCTGTTGAAACTGTCTGCGTACCAGCAACAGCTACGTCAACGATTTGAGAAATGGCATTATTGACTGTATCGCCCCAAGTACCAGATAAGGTACCCGTAGTCGGTAGCGTCAAGCCAATTAGCGAAGTATTTGCCATTTAGTGCTCCTACTGAGTAGAAATTTGTGTCCAACCGGGTGATTCTGTATTGTCAACAGCAGCCCAGCCCGGTGTTTGCGGATTGCTGATATTTTGCCAGTTTGCAGTCTCTGTGTCATCTATTACTTCCCACAAATTTCTGCCAAATTCTGTGGATGTTATTGCCATTGTCTCAGTTCTATTTACGCCATACCCAGTTATTGCTGTTGGGCTGTCACCAATAGATGCAGATTCATTAAGGAATTCTGTGTAAAACGTACCAACAGTCGTACTGTCTAAAGCTGACATTGACTCAGTGATGGTCATAATCAACACAGCCAACTGAGCTTCTGCAATAGAAATTGACTCTGTAACATCCCCAAGGAATGTAGCTACAGCTTCTTCAACTGTAGCAATATTGGCGTTTTCTGTAACTGATACAGGGAAGTTTGCAGTCGCTGATTCAGCCGCACTGATGGCCGCAGAATCCGATACGGTAGCTGTGTAAGCTGTAGCAGCCTCATTCGTATCTGCAATAGAGGCACTTTCCGTAATGCTTTGAGCAAACGTGGCGGCTACGGCTTGGACTTCCGTATATTCCGCAGACTCTGTGATGGACAAGGCAAATGTTGCCAATACTGACTGGGCTTCTGTATACGCCGCAGTCTCTGTAATAGATACCCCAAAACTGGCTGTAGCCGCCTCGGATGCGGTGACTGCTATAGATTCTGTTACGGCTACCTCGTAGACATCCGCGCCACCCCAGTAGCCATCACCCCAAGCAAGATCACCCCATCCAGTTGCCATATCAGGTAGCTGTTAATGTGGCAGTGTAAGTTACGGCAATCGTATCGCCAGACACAACAGACTTAGAACTAGAAAAGTCTCCAGCAGAGAACAGCGTTCCTGTTGTTGAGTCCTTAGTAGAGCTACCACCAATGTTAATAAAGCAACCAGCCACTGTTCCAGTGCTAGTCATGGCAAAAGACACCGCAGAAGACGTAGCTTTACTACCAGCAGAAGCCGCGCTAAATGAAGGCGTAGGACGGTTTCCTGAGTAAGCGGGAGCGTTAGTGCCACCCACCTCTAACCAGCTTGCGTGAGAGGCTTGTGTATCAGCAGCTACGGCTGTACCAGTACCCTTCAAACCCATCACAACTGCACCGCCAGCGGTGTTACCAAAGGCGGTATCTAAAGTAAAGTTACGGCCAACAGTGGTAACGATGTTTTTAATCTCATCTGTCCACTTAACAAAGCCATCAACGCTATAGCAAATAGCCGTGTAATGGCCACCGATACCCATCGTATCTTCAGGCATTGTGTTGTATTTAGTAACCGCTTCCACTTTATCTGTCGCGGTGATTTTGTCTATAGTCATGGGAAGCTCCTTAATTAGAAGAACGGATTAATGCTGCTGACGCTGTGTTAGCAGGCATTGTGATGGTGAAATTGGTTGATGTTTTGTCAGACCCAAAGTCCAACACAGCAATAGATTTATTACCTTGAGTAACGTTGTAGATCAACGCACAACGAGCCGTCACCGATGCGTTAAACACCACATCAGCAAAGTCTACATAAGCCGTATAACCAGACGAACTAATAGTTACGCCTGTTAGCGTTACGCCACCAGCTACGTATCCACCACCGCTTACCTCACCGGAGGTAGTGTAAACAGTCGTAGCTTCATTTAAATCAGCACTAGCCGTATACAAAGCAATCTTTAACGTATTGGTAGATAGGTTATGAACACCAGTGTATAGCTCTGTCTTAAAGCTGGTCGTTTGGGTTTGGAGAATACTACTCATGTGACTGCAACCCTAAATTGACCATCGCGATAAGCATCTGCACGTTGCTTACCATCACCCAAGTTCTTGAGAAGTGCAATAGATTGAACGTACCGTTCTTGGTACAGTTTATACATACCGTCTTCCGGCGCACTCTTCATGTAAGTTCCTGCTTCACACAGTGTTCCATAAAGCAAAGCCGAATCAAAGTTATCACCCAGCCATGTTGTCAAAGCAGTCACAATGGATTCTGGATAGTAGTAATAATGCAGTTCTGCGTAGTAATTGGCGCTAGGCGTAGGGCCAAGAATGAACGACAACTCATTCACATTAGCTGACTGAGGGCCAAAGATAGCGTAGTGTTTAGGCTCAGAAGCTACCGCGCTCAATGGATAAGCTTCACGGATAAAGTTCACATCTTTATTCAACAAATAAAGATAGTCGCCTTGGAACACTACAGCACCGTTTACCGTACCGCTATTGGCTACAGTTAAAGTAACTGTCGTACCGCTGATGCTACGCACTATAGCGTTAGTGCCAATGTTTGTGCCAGTAACCTGCTGTCCCGCCGCGATTCCTGTGGCACTAGCAACAACAATAGTCTTCTGACCAGATGTTCCAGTCGCAGTCGTAGCGTTGTACGGATATATGGCAAGGCTGTATGTAGACAAAAAGTCTTCTGGACAAGCCAAATACTTATTACCAGTTGACAGTACACCCGTCACGTTCTTACGCAAGTTAGCAATCTGCACCGTGTTATAGATGCGCTGCTCCGCCTGCTTAATCATCGTGTTGATAGTTGTCGTATCAAACGTGTTCTGCGTGTAGTCTTCTACCGCAGTAACAAGTTGGGCGTATGTCATTGGCATAATTTAAACCTCAAGCCATTGGGCCTCGTGACATAACACCTTTAGTCGCCGCGCCTGCACCACGCATCTTGATACCAGATGTTTTAGTTGCCGGCTGAGGACGACGATTAATGTTACCTACAGACATATTGACTGTATTGGCATCACTGTGGTCAGGGCCAGAACCGGGGTTGTCAGTAGCTTTAACAACTTTGCCAGTCATTGTGTGTGGCGTGGCATAGACCTTGGCATCGCCAACTTCTTTACCCATCAATTTTTTGCTAAATGTAGCCATGATTAACCTCGTTTCTGTGCGGCAATCTTTGCCAAGTTACGACCCATAGTCTTCATATCGGCATTGGTTTTACCCTTACCTTTACCTTTTCCGCCGTGCATCATGGCGGCAACAGGGCCGCTGTCACCAAGGTTTTTACCCTCAGTCTTACCTTTTTTAGCAATGCCGTCGGCTGATTTTGTATATGCCATTTTAATCTCCTTAAGATACTGTAAATTGATTTGACTTGCTCAAATTGTCTGATGCGGGTATTACCTGCAAATTATGAAGCACATGAAGCCCAGATGCAAGTTTTCCTTGCAACGGAATGACATGATCTACATGCCATTTAAAGCCAAAAAGCTTGGTTCGTAAAACAGCCAAGTCATAAACTTCTTCAATCATCCAATGGTCTTCTAATGTTAACCAATTTGCAGTTCTATTGTCTTTGGCTATCTGATAGCGTCTTGTCTTTGCAGTCCACTTGCCAGCATTGTTTTTGCGATACTGAGCACGTACTTCTTTAACTTTTTGAGTTTGCTCATACGCTTTTTGGTAAATTGCTTGGTAAGTTTTTAGCTTTACGCTGTGTTTTCGGTAGCCGACCAGATACTCTTTTCGACTCGTTGTACGTTGCCTATCCATTGCACATTCAGCACAATCAGCATTAACTACAAAACGTACACCAGAATGCCCATTTTTACATGGCACACCCTGATACCTTTTATCCCCAGCTAATTGAGCATCTTGTTTATTTTTCATGAAACTGTGACCGTTCCAACTGAAGTCGTAGCAACAAGATAGTTGGGGGTTAATCCTGCATCATTTAAACTGGCTCCACCTACTGGATTCCAGCCCCATTGAATGTTCCGCGAACCACCCGATAAATTACCAGCAGAATTAACGCCTGAAGTAACATACGTTGTGTCTTTACGTGGGTTACGCAAAGCTTGTGGATCGTCCACAGGAAACGTTCCAAGCATCAACTGTGGCTGATCTGGATCCCAACATTCTGGACATACCAACAACTGATATTTACGCTGCTTAATGATCTCAGTCTTAAGCGCCTTCAATTGATACTGTTGCCCACAGCGATCACATTCAGCAATCGCTATCTTGCCGGATGCAAACCTATTTCCCATTACGTGCTACCAATAAACATCTGACGAGGAACAAACCTAATCGCTGCTTTCTCGCGGTCTTCACCTGCGGCAATCTCAAAGGTTTCATCGTAAATCTGTTTGAGCATCTGAATGCGAGGCATTAATTCAGGCACTTTAATAGCAATGTGGTACGCCAAACCAGCTACCAAACAAGGCAGAAAGCGGAAGTTCATGTCAGCAGTTTCTACACCAGCGCCAGCATCTTGCACTCTACGCAGTCGGTAGTAAACAAATTGATATGGTGTGCTGTTATCTGGTGTAGGCCACACAGTTACCGAAGGAAGTTGAGGAACAAATACCGCAGTACCATCTGCTTGAGCAACGGCTGTCGTGTTATTCTGCCCACGGAATACACCACCAAGGGTATTCCCTGATACATAAGTGTAGTAAATATCTTCAGTGCCTAGCCGGATAAACCCAGATCCAGCTAGTCCAACCACCGTGCTAAGCGTGATCGTTGTGTCTGTAGAGGTAAGAGCACCATCTAAGACTGCATTTGTAGGATTAGTTTCGCCAGACAAACGCTGAATCCATACTTGGATTGGTCTTGCTTGACTAAGTTTGTTTGGAATAGTCGCATAGGTAGAAACACTAATACGAGTAATAGTCAAATCGGCTTGAGTAGAAGCTGTATTAGATCCAGTACGAATAACATGTTCTAACAAATCAATGGTATCTGTAGGTAGTGCATACGTAGATAAACCCGGAGTTAGGTTAATGATCCCCTGCTCCATCGTCCACATGTTGATACCCTTGGATTGCCACTCAATAGTCATTAGATTCATCGACCGCCGAGCAGTTCTAAGATCATAACCAGAACGCATTTCACGACCAGCCCGCTCCCACGCCTCTTCAGCGATCTCCGTGAAATCCATATTGAATAGGGTTGAGCCGGTAGTGGTCATATTAATCCTAGAAAACTTTTAATTTTTCTGCGCTGTTTTTGCAGAGTTAATAAAAGCCTGTGCAGTAGGCGCACCTTTAGAGCCGGGCTTACGCATCTTCTCTTTGGAACCCGCTGCGATACGCTTTTTCTTAGCGTTGATGTTGGCATATAGGCCAACAGGCCCGCCATCCGCATACTGCGTAAAATCAGTATTGTCCTTACGTGCTTTCTTTGCACCTTTGGGCATTTTGCTTGGGGAGATGGCTCCCATTCCACGGCTTGCTAACATATCAACACATCCCGCCGTTACGCATAGTAATCATTGTGCCTTTGGTTTTACCTTTGGTAATACAACCATCAGCACGGCTAGAAGCTGATCCGCCTTTGGCCATTCTTTTGACAGATCTGCCATCAATATCTTGGGGCACAGGCATACCTTCACGGAACACTGTATCTTTAGGAACAGGTTTCTTAGGCACTGGTGCTTTAGGCATAGGCTTTTTTACAGCCGGTACACCTTCAGGATCTGTTGGGGGCTTTCCCATCTCAGCGGTATAGATACCGCCATCAGCATATTTTTTCATGGCTTAGCACTTTCCGCCACGTTTCATAGCAATCATTGTTCCTTTAGTTTTGCCTTTTGTAGCAATACCATCAGGAGTTTTACCAGTTTTAACAGCGCCCATCTTTGATGGAGCCATACCACCAGAAGCCAACTTAGTCATAGTTGAACCTTTATGTAAGCGGCCTTCGTGTTTGTTCACGGCTTTTTGCATCATCTTCTTGTCCATCTTGACATCTTCATGAGCCATGCCGCCTTTTTTCATTTTGCCAACGCCGTCAGCAGCAAAAGTTGGAACTTTTTTTCCATCTTTCATAACCATTGGCATACCGCCATCTGCATATCCACCCATGTTCATCTTTTTCATATCGCCACCTTTAGAAAATTTCTTGCCTTTATCGGCAGTTACAAAGTCTTTACCCACTGATGTAGGCACTCCGGCTTTCTTAGCAAACGATGGCGAATTAGCTATCGCGGCCATGAAATTGTGTTGCGCTTTACTTTTGCTCGGCATCATTTCCCCGCTTGAATAAGCTGGTCAATCTTTGCTTCAAGTTTGTTAAAGCGTTGGTCAATGTGGTTCGTAATGCGATCCACTTCTGCTTGAGTAACGTTATCACGGGCAACCTCCTCGCGTGTTTTGTTCAACAGAATACTGATACGAGCCAGTTCCCTGAACTTTTCATTCATCATATAGCACAACAATCCAATCACTAAGGATAGGACGGCAGACCAAGCGGTGTTTAGATCTAACACATCCGACCTTTAGTTTTACCACGCTGGGCAATACCATCTGCACGACTGGATGCAGAAACTTTACCGCCTTTTTTGTAAGTATCGCCAGCGGCATTTTGTTTATTTGCTTCGGCATATTGTGAGCCAACATCAAACCCAGTTTGTCCAGAAGCATTGTTAACGGCTTTACGCCCAACATCTTCACCAACGCCTATAATTTTTGAAAGTTCTTTTTGTTTAGCAATACGTTCTAATTCTTTAGGAGATGGTTCTGGAAATGGATTACGTCCAAATGGGGTTTTACTCCAATCTTTGGTACGATATTCCTCTACCAATCGCCTATCTTTATCTATTGCCTCTACGTTAGAACCTATCTTTGGTGTATCAAACTTTCGTGATTGGGCTTTTTTATTTATTGCGTTTTTTACTACAGAGGCGGCGGCTCTACCGGGGCCAATAAGTAGCCCCTCTAACGTAGTGTCTCGTTCAATAGCTTGTTCTTCAGGCGTAGGTAACTGACGATTGCCTTTAGCATCGTATTTTTCGAGTACGCTTCTAAATTTTTCAGCCATATTTACCCCTTAACAATTCCACGCCCTCAATGCTTTATTAATCCGTGAATCTGGATCGTTGGCTGTCTTGGCAGAGGTTAGCTTCTTCTTCATGCCACTCATCCTTGCACAAAAGGAGTCGCGCCGTGAGCCGCCTTCCGGCTGGGGAGGTTTCAAGTTCATACCTTGCGCTTTCGCGGAGGCCCGACCCTTGGCGTTTAAACCACCCTTCTCGGATTTGCCCTCTTTCCTCTGCCATGCTGGACTCTTAGCCATAGAACACCGTAATATGCGTATTGGCTCCCAAGAAAAGTCGTATGCCGTAATGGGCAAGAATACCTTCTCCGGGAATATTTACGTTGTATGCAGTTTGATTTGACGAATCTATTTGCAGTAGTACGTCATTGTATACGGTGACATTTCCGCTGGCTGCACCAGAATTGGCAACAGTAACAGTAAACGTATTTGCAGTAGCCGCTGTTTGAACTTGATATGGGTTGTCTGTTAAATCCCAATCCAAATAAACCCAATCACCCGCTTTTAGACCGTGATTGATGGCAGTAATTGTTGCTGTTGTAGTGGCTCTTGCGTAAGTCCCGCTAATACTAATGTTGTCAACCAAAACAGTGTACTCAGTAGCACCAGTAAAAGGAAAAATAATCGCTCCCTTTAAACGAGTTCGGTACGGAACCATCAAGCCGGAAACCCCGCCATGCTGTGATTTAACGTCATATTGCATTGACATAATCAATCTCCTTTAAAAAAGGGGCCGAAGCCCCTTGGGTTGATTAGGAATCTGCAAATGGTGTAGCAACAGTGCCGGAACCAATAACGTTTCCAGTCACCATGTACTTATCAGCAGCAACTGCAACAATTTGAATCCATGTGCCTGCAACGCCGCCGGTAGTTGTACCGTTCAAGTTGATGAAGTCATTAGAAGAGCCGTTGGCAGTAAAGCCAACAACTGCGCCAGATGAATCTGAGTCAACAGAGATTACAGTACCAACGTACAAGTCACCAGAACCAGAAGTTGTACCGATCTTCAAAGAGCTTGTAGAGATGGTAGTAGGAACCCAGATCGTGTATACAACGCCTTCGTTGTTAGCTGTGCTTGGGTCTTGACCGGGGCCAGATGTAACAGAGTTTGCTGAAACGTTGATTGCTGGCAAAGTCAAAGTGACTGCTGCTGCCAAAGAACCGCCAACCGCAATAATGCGACCACCATGAGCTTCTGGGCTTAATGTGGTGCTTGTTGTGATGTCCACAACAGTAGCTGGACCTTGTTGATAAATGCCGCCCAATGAACGAACTGGGCCTTGAAACGTAGTACGTGCCATGATGTATTCCTTACATACAAGTTAAGTGCATCAGTCTGTATGTCGTCAGCCGGGACTGTCTAATGCACCGGATAAGCCCGGATTAACATGTTTATACCACTACAATAAATCTAATGCAAGAAAAAAGGGAGCCGAAGCTCCCTCTTTTTTTTAGACCTATTAGGCTCCGGGTGAACCGAAGATACCCAATGGATCTGACACGCCGAAGCTGTAACGCTCACGGGCTTTGTAACGAACGTTACCTGTGTCAAAGTCACCGTCCATGCCAGTAGACATAGGGGTGCGGATGAAGTGCTTCAAACCATTAGGCACATCTGTCAACAGGAACCAAGCATTGGTGTCTGTCAAGTAGTGGTTAATGCAATAGCCTTCAGGGATAGAACCATTGTTCTTCAAAGCGTTGATGTCATTGTCGGCTGTAGAAACACGGAGTTCGGTTTCAAGCAAACGAGTAGCAACGAATTGCAGAGCAGGTGGAATCACCAACTTCTTAGGCTTAGCGGCGATCAACAAGCTACGCTCATCTGTCCAAGCAGCGATTTGAATAACAGCGTTTTCCAACGATGTTTCATTCAAGTCAGAAGCGGTAGATGGAGTGTTACTGTTAGTACCACCAGAGACCAATGGGTGGGCAGTGTTACACAAAGTAACGCCGTCACCGTAGGTCACGCCAGAGCCAGAAAATGCGTTGTTCAACACAAAAGCGGCTTTAACTTGCTTGGTGTAAGCCATACCACGGGCCAAAGCCTTGGTATAACGTGAAGACAGGCTGTCGTACAAGTTATCTTCCACAGCTTCCTCTGTAATGGCAAAGCCCATCGCAATGGTTTCGTGTGTGTAACGTGCAGTAAATGCTTCCTGTGCATTGTCATAAGCGATGGCAGAACCCTCGTTTTTGACAGGTGCTTGACCGAAGCCAGACAACTTTGTCTCTTCTTCGAAGCTACGCTCAGATGACTCTGTTTCGTAGATTTCTTTGTGCTCTTCGCCGTATTTAGCGTACTCAAGACCGAACAAAGCGTTCAAGCCGGGGAGTAATTCTTTGAGCAGTTGTGCGCGTGAAATAGCCATGATTTAGCTCCTTAGATGCCAACGGCGTTAGTGAAAGCGGAAGCGCCGGGATTGAACTTAACAAACACTTCAGTGTAAGTATCAGTCAATGGAGAAGCGAAACCGATGATCTTAAACGCAGCGGCAGTAGTAACTACTGTGCTCTCCAAGGCGCTGGTAGAGTTACCTGTACGGGTAGAACCTGTAGAAGTAGACTGTGCAGCAGCAAAGAAGGTGTTTGCGCCAAGAGCGGCTTGAGTAACTTGGCCATCCAATTGAGCTTGGAAAGTCACGTTAGGGTCAGTGATAACGTATGCAGTTACCACGCCGGTTGTGCCGGAGGGATAGTACTGACCGTAAATCTGCTGGCCTTGTGCGTTGATGTAGGATGCACCAACAAAAACGCCCCAAGCACCCAAACTAGAACCACCAAGGTTATTAGTAGTTAAGTCTGAGCCGGTAGCGGTACACAAAGCGATATAACCGTCTGCATTGATGAGAACAGCTTGTCCAAAGAACAAGTTAGTACCAGCGCCGCTGGTTGGGTCAATCAGGAACTGACTCGTAGCGCCAGCATAGGGCATGCCGTCGTTACGATTTATGGCTCGTAGGCCATAGGGGGTATTGGTCATTGACATTTTAAGTCTCCAAAAAAATTTAAGTACCTTTTCCGAAAGTGACCGTGGACTTACGTTCTTTGAACATAGGCATCCGTGGATCATTTTCGCGCATGTAGGTGTTGTCTACTGACTGCATTTGCGCTTCCGCTTGATTGCGATAGTACGCATTTCGTTGTTCAGTAAATTCCACGGGTGTTTTGCAAAGTAAAAGACCACTGACTTGAACGCTATCTGGAAACTGTGCATGACTGCTAGATCCAAACAAACGAATTTCAGGATGGTCAGAAGCCTTTACGGGTTCCCAGCCTTCGCGCAGTTTTGAAGAGATATTGGTAGCGTCTTCCTTATTCAAGGTACTAACACGGATCCAACGGAAAGCATAGCCCGGCTCTGGATGAGGATCAGGCAAAAGCTGGGGCGGCATCCAATGTTTTGGACGGGCAACAGCCTCACGGCTTTCAGTGTCACGTTTAGCGCGAGTTTGAGTTTCAGACATATCAATTACCTTTTCTTAATTCTGCAATTTTTTGAGCCATAAGTTCGTGGGATACACCAAACTTTTTAGCCATCGTTACCTGAAATGGAGTGAGCCGGATCTTGGAAGATGAGGTGCTCCGTGTCGCAGGTGCGACGACATTCGATTTTTGACGAGGAGCGGAACTCGTTTGAGCTTCCGATTCGTTGTTATCCAGATCGAAGTTCTCTGGAAACACTTGGCGAATACGCGAATTAAGTCGCGCGTAATATTCGTCGGAGTTAGGGTCAATGCCATTCTTAATGAGCTTAGTATGTAAGCCCAGAGCAAAGCTGGTCATTTCATCATCACTACCAAACCAAGAATTCTCGCTTTGCCATCTAGCAGCTTTAGGGTCTGCTTGCGGTTGACGAGGGACTTCCCTAGGTGCGATTTTTACTTCATTTTCTTCCTTTTGTAAAGCAGGTCGAAAATTATTTACACGATCCATCTTAATTTTGGCAGAAGTTAGTAACTCCTGAGCCTCAACTAAAGCGTCAGAATCACCCGATTCATACGCACTTTTATAGCGTCGTTTAGCTTCTTCAACCTCGTTAGATACTACTTTCTTAGCTTGCTCTAATAGAGCAGACTGACCTTCGCTCAAGGAACCTTTGAGTTTTTTATTCTCTTCGGCTACCGATTGGGCAAAAGCTACAGCCTCTTCCCGCTCGCGGGCAGCTTCCTCAGCACGGCGACGCTCATTGTGAAAGCCAGACTGAAGGTCAGCAATACGCTTCTTAACCTTTTCGTCGTACTTTTCAATCTCATCGTCGTCATTAGATTGAGTAGATTTTGTTTCTTTTGAAGAGGTTTCAATCTCTACATCTACCCCGCCATCATCCTCGACAGCAGGTTTCTTTTCCTCATCTGGAAAACTAAATTCTTGCTTTTCAATTTCGGGCATGATTACTCCTTAGTAGTTAGGTCGCTGAATTCCACGGGGATCCTGAACCACTGCTTCGACGCTATCGTCGTTAATCAGTCGCCACTCGGTACCGTGTATTTTCATTCGCGTCCCAGTATTAGGTCGCGTAATGATGAAATCTCCAACTTTGCAGGAAGCTCCTGAAGGAAATCGCTTTTCGTCTTTGAAAGCGTCTGGGCCAATCTTGGCCACAAACAAAACGGGAGAAAGCAATTCTTCATGGTGCATTGCAGTGGCTGATTTTAAAATGCCAGTTTCGCTAAATTCCTCTTCAGCTTTGGGAAGCATACAAAGAATATGGTAAGTAGCGGGATCGGGCACTTGTCGTGCTTTCTCCTCTGGTTCTTTGTTTAGAAGGCCAGAAAGATCAACAGCAGACACATCAAATTCACTCATCGTCATCATCCTTAATTTTTCTTAAAAGGTCATTCAACTCATACTGCGCGGTTCGTAGACCCTTGATTACTCCGCACATACCTTTGTAATCAGCGTAGTCTTTAGCTACGCCGTCACATAAAGATCCAGTTAAATCTTGTACACGTTCATTAATCTTTTGATTAAGAACATCAAATATTTTCAGTTCCATGATGCACCTCTAATGGTTTAAAAGTAATAGGGTCGTATTTAGCGGTTTTACTCCACACCCTTATGTAGTTACAGACTGGCCGCTCTTCGCAAGTCTCACATTTTTTGTTGTTATTACTGTTATTTCCGGGGTGTGCACGGTATAAATACAGCACTTTTGGCAGCCTAACAATGGGAAATTTCTCTGAAATTTGCATGAAAAGATCCCCATCTTCACACGCACTGACCAGTTTTTCGTTATATCCGTCAATAACATCCATTACTTTGCGGCGATATACCCCAAAATGCCGCCATCCATGCTGGTGTAAAACATTAATATCAAAGGTTTTACTCTCCGAATACAGTTGATGCTCACCTTTTTCTCCAATCTGAGCCAGATCTGAGTAGATTAATCCCACATCTGGTAGCTGATCGAAGCTTCTAACCATCTCATCCAATGAATATCTCTCTAATATGTCGTCATTATCAAAGTGACCCACTAAATCACCCGTAGATAACTCATAAGCCCGCTTCCTATTCTTGACAATCCCTAAATTTTCGTCATTCCGATACGCTTTAATGCGGGGATCATAGGTAGATAACATATAAGCTATCTCCCATGTCCCATCATCAGAGCAATCATCGACAATAATCAACTCCCAGTTCTCGTAAGTCTGGTTTCGTACACTATCGACCGCATATTTAATGTATCTGGCCGAGTTATATGCCGGCATTAACAGAGAAACTAGGGGTTTTGTCATTTAGCCTCGCGTCATTTTGGTAATAACATCAGCTTTAAGCTTCTGTTCATTTTGTTTCTGCTGAGATTGCAGGCGCATAGCCTCTCTTTGGCTCTCAGCCTTGATCCTCTCAGCGTCAATGGCCAATCTAGCCTGAGCCAGCGCCATATCAGCCTGATCTTTTGCAGATTTACGTTTAACTTCCTCAGCTTTGATCTGTAATTCAGCCTGTTGCATCTGAATAAGCGGGTCTTGCGCCTGTTGTTGAGCCTGTTTCTGCTGAGCAGCCGCCATATTTGTCTGTAAAAGCTGGGCACTTGCCTGAGCAATCAACTTAGATAACTGAACTTCCACATCCTCTGGCAATTCCTTGTCAGGTGGTGGCAAAGGTACGCCCATTTGCTCTTCAATTTTGCGTCTGTACAAGAATCCTAAGTGCTCCGCGATGTGCGCCTGAATAGCCGCCATCATTTGCTGAGCCATAGGGTTCTGACCCATCGTCTGAGCAATCATTGGATCCTGCATGAACGTTGTATGAGCCGCAATGTGAGCATCTTGATCCTGATAAATGAACGCTCTCGTAGGTTCACCCTTCAAGAACGCCATGTTCTCAGAAATAGGATCGCGAGGTGTCTCATCATCAGGAGTTGGTACTAGCTTCTCGCCATTCTTAATACCCAACACCTCAATCATCTGTCTATGTAGGTTAGGCAAGTTGTAAATCTGAGGAGCCTGCGCCGCCATTTGCATCACAGCTTGGTACTGCATGATCCTCTGAGCCATGGTCGAGCTATTAGGATCTGACACAGGGATAACATCCACCATGTCATAGTCTTCCTGCTTGGCCATCCTCGTGCCAGAGGTAGGTTCATACTCATACTCTGTAGGAGCGTAGTCACGAATGATCGCTTTGAGGATCTTGAACTCTTGCTTCATAGCGTAGTGAACCCGAGCCTGCACAGCAGACATTGTTTTCAACTGACGCTCTAACAAAGCTAACGTAGTTCCTACAGGAGCGTTAGCACTCATATCACTGACGTTCATGTCAGCAATAGATCCCAAACGTCTACCTTCTTCAGTGACTTTATCTAACAACATAGACAATACTTGTGATGGCTCCTTATAAGGAAGCATCATGATGTTGTCTTTGATAGACCCACTTGGTACGTCTACGTCTCTAAACTCACCCGGAGCGATAGGTGTGTCGTCACCCTTAACTCGGAGTCCTCTAGATTTAAGACCGCCGGGCAGATTGCTTAATGTGCCAGCATCAATGAGTTGTCTAATAAGAGAAGTACCGGCACGGGCATAACCACCAATAAGATGTATGAAACCAAAGCCATAAGCACCAAAGCCGGGTACATAATCATACTGAACAAAGTGCTGGCGCTTAAGTTTCTTCTCATCTGTTTCATTCCAGTTCCTGTAAATAGACAGAATCTTATTTGTACCTACATCAATTGTGATGATGTAAGGTAAAGCAATACCATCTTCATCTTCATAGCCGGGTAAGTCATAGTCAACCTGAATCTCATAAATCTGGTAACGGTCGTCATCAGTAACTGAGTAACCCTGCTCGTCCGCTTTTTTCTTTTCTACGTCGGTGTGTAGGTTACTCGGCTCTCCCAGTTCTACATCAACATAGAAGCCTGCTACCTGTAGTTTCTTAAGTTCATTCTTAGACTTACGCATGATGTGCGTAACTCTCTCTGCTGTTCTAGAACTACTAGAGCCGTAAGGAATAATCACATCCTCGGCGGGAACGTAAACAGAAGTCTGCCGTCCCAAACTGGGATCATAGTAAACCTTCTTAAAGGCCGAACCAGCTAGACCTAAGTTAAACAACATTCTCTCGTGCTCAGGACGATACTCAGGCATCTCCTCAGTGAGTTTATAGTTCATGTCCTCCTGAACTCGCGCAGCCGCTTCAGTTTTAAGGCGGTCGATTGCACCAATAATTTCAGTTTTGACTGGCCCCGCCGCTGGGAACGTTTCAATAATCGTCTCACTCTGGAACCGAACCGCAGCTTCAGTGAGGATAGTCGAGAATACGCCGCAAGCACCGTTCCACGGCTCAGTACGTTCTTCATACTTCATCCCCAAAACATCCAGACCCTTGACATACATCTCTACCCAGTCTTTACGGGATGTGATGTCGCTAGAAACTTCCTCAACCAAATCAGATCCAATCGTAGCCAGTACGCTGTCATCTATAAATTCAGCCAAGTTGTCGTCAAACTTATCTCCTCCGCCGGCGGGAGGAGTTAAATCAATCTCAATCCCATCTATCTCAATCGACATAGATTCAGGATTCTCAACTTCGATTTCAATATCTGGAGCCAGTGAATCTATGCCTTGTGGCATTTCGTATAAAGATTTTTCCATGAGAGCCTCAATAGTAAACGTGCTTCTTTCTGAAGCCGATTAGATCTTCACGCTCATCTGAATCGAGCCGCAAAAACCCACCTTGTCTGAAACGAATTAGTCCTTGTACACAAGCATCAACCAAGTCATCATGGTCTGCATTCGGAAACGCAGCCATCTGCTCGATCAACTCGTGCGCCCACCTCGTATCAGGTGCCCATACTTTACCCGACTTGAACAAATCAGTCACCGAGTTTAGTCGCACAAATTTATCATTACCTCTAGACGGCGTATATTCACTCACCACAATCCCCATCCGCCGGAGTTCAAAAATTAACGGAGCGCCAGCAGCTTTAGCCTCCACAACAAAAGCATCCGGCTCCCAATCCTTATAGTGGTTAAACGCTTTCTCCTTCAATTCAGGAAACTCCATCCTTTTCTGGAAAGCGTCTAACAGAATGATATTTATATCCTCTGGATTCTCATTCAGATGAAAAACGCCAAGGGTCACGCAGGCGGAATAGTCTGACCTTTCATTCTTAGTGAATGCGGTATCCCAAGACTGGATGATAAATTCACACCTAGGAGGATCTTCCTTCTCCCAGATCTTCCACCACTCTCGTTTAACTAAAGCACCTTCTTCTCCCGTAGGGTTCTGCTGATACTGTGCATTCCATTTACTAGGAGGCAACTCATCCCGTAGTGCCTCTAATTCTTCTAAGCTCCAAAACTCTGGCCACAAAGCTTTCCCACTGGGCATGATCGCGGGCAGTTCTATCACCTCCCACTCTTCCCCTCTATCCCTACTTGCTGCATCCTTAATGATCCTACCAGTCAGGTCTTTCTCCGACCATCTGGTCATAACGACAACAATAGTACCTCCCGGCTGTAAACGTTGTCTAGGCCCAGAGGTGTACCATTCATAAATCTTGTCAAAGACCGTAGGGTCTCCTTGAGCTAAAGCCGCTTCCTGTTCAGAGTGGGGATCGTCAATAATCAAAAGATCCGCACCCTTACCAGTTACAGTTCCGCCAACGCCGATAGCGAAGTACTCTCCGCCGCCATTAGTAGCCCACCGGCCAGCAGCTTTGGAATCTTGCCGTAGAGAAACATTAGGAAATATTTTTGAGTACTGTTCACTGTCTACTAAGTTCCTAACCTTGCGGCCAAAGCCAACGGCGAGGTCAGCCGTGTTCGAACATTGAATAACCTTCTTATTAGGGAATTTCCCAAGGAACCACGACGGCAACAGGTAACTAGCAAACTCTGACTTAGTATGCCGAGGAGCCATATTGATGATTAATCTCTTAATCTTCCCATTAGCTACATCTTCAAACTTCTTAGCCATGAGAGAATGATGTCTTCCAGAAACAAACCCCGGCCACATTGTCTTGATGTAGTCCATGAAAGACTCCTGCGCCTTCTCCCGCACAAGCGCACTCTTATAGTCCTCCACCTCAGCCAAGAACAAATCCTTCTCGTTCTCCGGCAAACTATCAATCAATTCTTCCAGCTTCATTCAAGGTTCCGAAAGTTTATATAAACCGGACGAATCGTCCTACCCTGTCTATCCACCTTCTTTATAACACCTATATTCACAAGCCGCTTAATTATTTTTGAAGTATTTGACATACTCATCTTTCCACGCTGGTGAGCTATGTCCTTCAAAGACGGGCTAAACCCATACCTCTTCCACCACTCATCAATAATCAAAAACACTTCCTTCTGTACCGGTGTCATCTCTACCTCCATACACTCGTTAAACGTCATGTCACTTTTACGTGACACCATTTTCTTATTTATCTGTACTTTCATAAATCGCAGAAAACTTTTAATTTTTCTAGAAAACTTTTAATTTTTCTACATCCTAGAAAACTTTTAATTTTTCTAGAAATTTTTGTAGAAAACTTTTAATTTTTCTAGGCCGGGGGGTCTTCCCTAAACGCATGGGTGGGTATGCTGCCAGAAACTTTTTCTGGGGGCGGGGGTTCTTCCGAATCTGATTCTTGTGGGGATCGTTCGGGTTGAATAGTATGTATAGGATCTCGGGACTCCGCAACGTCGTTTGGGGGGGTCGGGAGTGGGTGGGTCTCGCCCGCAAGCTCGCGCAAAAGGGTGTCCGCCTCTACAAACGTCACATCCTCCGCGCCCGCCTTCAGCATCTCACGCAACTGCCCCATGATCTTAGCCTTCGTATCCTCGCTCGACCTGATGTGACGCACCTCGCGCCTCTCGGTGAACGCAGACACCTCTGTCACTGTGCCGAGTACCTTACTCGCCTGTACCTTCGTCGCCTGTTTAGCCTCAGGGTCAATCAGCACTTGGACAAGCGATTGGATTACCAACGACCTCAAGGCTTCAGGGGTGCGATGTTTACTCGCCTCAATCGCCAGCTTATAAGCTTCTATCTCTGCCTGAATCCTTACGTCCTTGGCTAGCTCGTATGGCTTACTCGCTAGCGTGTGTTTACTCGCGTTCGGTTTGTACGCTTTGCGGTATGCGTCAGCCTTCGTAGAACCCCTTGCGACCTCTTGGGCGAATGACTGCATCTTGGGTGTGATCGCCTTACGGGAAACGCCAAGAATGTCAGCCATTGGCACTTGCTCTAGACCTTCCTTGATCTGCTTCCTTGTGAGTGTTTTCATCTCTCTGTCTCTCCTACGTTATTGGGGGAATGGGAGGCAAAGCCGTTCCGCTTCGCTAGTTCCTTACGGGCGCGATTGGAACAGAAAACTTTTAAGTTTTCTACCCCTTTTGTGCTGCCTGTTTTTGTAAGCATTTCGTTCACAGTTTGAAAAGCACTTTCACCCTGTTTTTGTAATGCTTTCGATTACATAGGGAAAATACCTAGCGTTGATTTTAAAGGCTTTTTTGATACATGGCACGTTTCTATTATGCTTATATAGTGTAAGGCACAACATTTTGATGCACTACATTGCAACCACTTACAAAAGGATTGATAATGAACCTCTACCGACTCAGCGTAATGATTGACAAAAAAACCGATGCACTTGGACTTGATTCAAGTGAAATTTTAATTATTAAAACTGCCCACCGAGTAACTGGTGCGACCTATGGCGAGTGCTTCCTTGCATTGGTCAAAGCCGATTGGGACTTGCCTGTGGCTTGTCGTGCCATCTCCGAACTTCACGAAACCAACTAAGGAAAAACCATGACCAACACACAACCCGACCACTGCCACTTCTTCGCCTCATCCGCTTTCACCTACATCACGACCACCGACAAGCGAGACCTCCGGCAACTTATGAAACACATGGATAAAGAGGGCTACGCCTACAACCTGTTCCTTGTGCCTGTTCCGCACACCCACGAGTATGAAATCAACCTGTATCAGCCTCAAGTTGACGGCACTCAGTGGCTAGGCTTCTACGACAAGAAAAAAACGCGCTAAGGCATGCCTGAAGCCCTTCTGTGAGGGCTTTGGGGATTACTTACCACCAACCAAAAGGAGAGACCATGACCCAGTACCTTGAGACAATTTATTTAGCCGTAAAGACGCTGATCTGCTTCGCAGGTTACGTCGCATCAATTTTTATCGGAGAGCCATCCGAGACCCTAGGGCTTGTCACTGCCCTGTCTGCCGGATCTTGCGCCCTGTTCGCCCTCATTCAAACCGACTGGAGCTAAACCATGACTGACGCAGAAAAAATTGAAAAACTTGGCGAGGCTTTGAATAACCTTTACCAATCCGCAGACCACTACATTGAGGATGGATCTTGGCTTGGTGAATTGCTCAATGACATTGACCGCGCACAAGCATTACTCCAACAAATTGAAATGGGAAAAAAATCATGAATGCCATTGTTCTAGACACACCCGAAAAGATCGCCCGCTTCCGCCTTCTAGCCCTTCGGGGGGCTTTGCGCCTTGAGATCGCGGGCATGAAAAAGCGCGGACAGTCTGCGTATCAAACCCTCAAAAACGAGGGCTATACCGGAACACGCGCCCAAGTACTTGAGCAACTTCACAACCACCTAGAAACCACAAAGGAGACCATCCGATGAAACGCTATTTTGTCCACATCCCAACATGGATACACATCGCCATGACTTGCTACGGCACGAACAAAAAAGACGCTATCGCCCGATTCCGCCATCAGCATGGGCTTGTCCGTATGCCCAAGGGCTACGGCATTTGGGAGGCTTAAACCATGTTTACCTATATCGCGTTTTACAAAGGCAAAGAAATCACAGTCAAGGCTTTGCGCTCATTCGATGCTCAGGAGATCGCTAGCAAGATTTTTAAAGCCAAGAAAAGCTACGAAGTGACTGTAATGCTTGTCGCCAAAGATGACGAGCCAGTTATCCACCACCCCGCCACAATTTAAGGAGACCATCCGATGAACAAAGAACTAGCCAACCAAATCGCCCAAGCCTACGACCAAACCTTGTATCACTCCAAGTTTTTAAGAACGCCAAGGAATAACGCACAAGTAATGCTCGGAGGGCGCACCCATTACGTTGACGACAATACTTTGCACTTCTTTAACGCAAGGATTACATCCGCTCAGCCTTCGACCTTCGGTCTGTTCTACCGCATAACCGAATCTCTCAGCCTTCCAACTGGCGGGAGAGGCTTTAGGACTGTCCTCTTTGATCTCGGGGGACAAGTTGTCTACCGCCCTCAACTGGCAGAGATGGAGAACAAAACCGAAAAGGCAGAAAAGGCTTTTTATAAATGGTTTGAAACCTTTGATATTGAGACCTATTACCGCGACCAAATTAGAGAGAGGATCATCCTCACAAACCGCCAAGCTAACCGCCTTGAAGATGCTTTGAACGCTTTGAGCCAAAAGGAGACCGCATGAACTACCCGACCGCCTTCGTTATCTCTCAGGGTTACAAATACGAGAGAACAAAAAGCAGCGCACGAGCGAAAACCTACCGCACTTGGCTAGCCCAAGCCACCGCCAAAGACCCCGCCAACCGCCTAGAGATCGTCCGATTGTTTGAGATAGGGAGAGCCGAAGCGAGATAACCGCCTGAAGCCCTTTTCTGAGGGCTTTGGAGGGTACTTTTGCCCGAACAGGAGAAAACTAAATGCTAAAAGTTAATAAATACAACGTCAGGATTGTGCGAAAGGGCGACCGCTTCGGGCGCGACGATTGCCTGACCCATGACGAAGACAAACCAATGGTTGAATTCTACGACTCGAACCACCCGACCAATGACGGGCGAGGAGGGTTTGTAAGCCGTTATTACGTCGGGACGCTACTCGGACATGAGGGCTTTCATGGGGGCGACCCTACGGGCGGATTATGCCTTGACGGGGGTCAGCGCGACACCTACACAGTAAGCGATCAGGACATGCAAACAGTCAGAACATACATTCAAGAGGCAACAAGATGAGCAAATTAAAACTTAGCGTTGATCTACTGGACAACCTTTATGGTTCTGCCGTCGTCAACATTGGAAAAAATAGCGGTTACGTTGAAGTTTTTATTGACGAGGGAGGCGACTTGACTGTGATTGTCTACGACAAAACAGGCGAGATCGTCCACTCATACGACACACCTTGGAAAAAATAAGGAAGAACCATGCAAACAAGAACACGCAAAACACCACACGGCTACATGACCGAGACCAACATTTTATTGAGCGACTCAATGCAGTTATCGCTTACCACGATGAAAAGATCATCCGGACAACTGACCACGACCGCAGTTGTGACCATCCGAGAGGGTCAGTTTTTCTCGCATCGAATGTTTCACGACTACAACAAAACGCTTTTGACGAGCCGTGTCGCCCGATGCACACCCAAAGCATTGGAGACCCAACACGCCCAAGCCTTGCAAAACTTAGACGTTATCAAAGACACAGTAAACCACCACTACGCAACCCTGAACTGAGGAGACCATCCGATGACAACTTTTAGAGTGAAATTTATAAACACGGCTAGCCTGAGCATGACTGTTGAGGCAGAGACAGAAGAACAAGCGACCGAGCTTGCATGGAAAAAGTTTAATGCCGTGAATGTGCGTGACCCCTATTTGTACTGGGACATTGGTTATGTTAATGAACTAGAGGAGACCATCCGATGATTGACCAAAACGATATTTCAAATGCCGTACTGAATATGTACGACATTCGGGACGCTTTGTCTAAACGAATGAAAGCAAGACGCATACATGACCCCGATACAGATTACTCGATTGGCGACTGTATAAATGATGTCATTCTATTTTTGGAACAACTAGAGGAGACCAACCAATGACCAATGAACAACTGCAACAAGTGGCAAACCAGTTAATTGAGCAATACAGGCACGAAATCGTCCGAGATGGCGATTGGTGGCATGGCACAGATGAGCATTCATTTAACATCCATTCACCCGATGAGGACGGATGGTTTTCTATCAACGTCTACAAAGTTGACCCAGTTACAGGGATGGATAACTACGAATGGATGATCGACCTTGAGCGTATTTATTTGGGCTTGGGCGAGACCAACGGCACTATCCGGATGCGGGACGACCTAGCCAAAGCGGGTTACGCCATTCCCGCTTCGCGCACCTTCAGCGATTACGACACGCTAGACGATGACCTTTACATCACCGCCAAAGAGTTAGAGGGCGCAGTGCAAGGTGACGACCCCGCAGACCCTGACGACCACCCGTTTTGCTACGTCAAACTGAAAGACGGACGGAGTTTGTACTTCATCAGCGTAGACCTAGATTTTGAGGAGACCATCCGATGAACAAATTAGAAGCCCACAAATACCACACCGAGGAACTAGCCAAGCATGGATGGCATGTTCTGCACATGCTACACATTGACGACATTAAAGACCGCATCAACGGAGGCACAGACATTGTGGAGATGCCTTCCGATGCAGTACTGAATGACGCTTGCGCTTATGTTGCTAACGGACACGACTTCCACGACTACGCAGACTGCGTAGATTGGGCGGTGAGCATGATTCACGAATGGAAAGAGGAGGGATCAATATGAAAACATCCGAACACTTCGCACTTGACGAATGGTTGTCAGACTACCCCGACAACCTGACTTACGACCAAGTGATCGCCATTCTGCGCGACCCTGAGAACACATGGTGCGCTGATGACATTACTGTTTGGGATGGCGTATCAAATACTGAACTAAACGAAGTCGCCAACTACATTGAAAGCACAAAGAAACATTTTGAAAGGGTTACATCATGAAAGTATCAGAACTGATCGCCCACCTAAGCGAACTACCACCGCACCTAGAAGTCATGGTGTGGGATGCCGGAAATCGCAGCCGAATTGCGAGCGTTGACGACTCATTTATCCATGACGAACTGCCGTTCGTTGAACTAAACACAGACACAGACGATTAAGGAAACAAAATGAAATACACAATTAAATCATCATTCATCACAAATTTGACCGCAGAGATCGAAGCAGACGATTACGACCATGCTTACAAACTTGCCAGTCTACTTGTTAACAACACTTCAGAAAATGCGGTGTCACTAAAATACAAAACGACTGGGACTGAAAGCATAAAAATCAAAGAGATTGTTTTGTCAGATCTTAACTTCACAGACGAACAACTAGCTTTCATCAAATCCTACTCAACCAATGTTGCGGTAGCTGAAGATGAAATAATTAAGGCTTTCGTTTTGTCAGAAAACCATGATGAATTTTACAAAGATCATTCGGACACTTACTCAGGATTAGCCGATGCCCGAGGTGTATGGGAGGACGCTCGCAGATACTTCAAGGGGGCAAAATGAACTACCAATCAAGCTATTGGGACGATGAGAAGCTAGACATATTCCGAGACATGGAACGCAGGGCTTTTGCCGAGGGTAAACCTCCGGAACTGACCGACCTCTACGGCTTTATCATCGACACCCTCGAAGAACTCATTCAAGTAAAAGAATCATTGGAGAACTAATCATGGATACAACTCGCACCTTCCCCCGCACCTTAGCCGAGGCTTTTCCCGACGACTCAGACCACCGCGCCCGCTACGGATGCGCTATCGAGATCATGAAAAAACGTCCGACTTACTGGCAAGAAACCTTTCAATTAGCCATTCTTTGTATTGCAATCGGCTATTGTTTGGGCAAAATGTTTTGATGAAAAACAAAACCCTCTTTGCAATCTATCTCGTAGAAGATGAATCCGGTTTCGTAACTGTCAAGTCTGACCACATAGGCCACGGCATGATGAGCTACGAAATCGGGTTAGAGATACTAGCCAACCTCAAGATGGCGGAGGCTTTAAACCCCGAAGTCTTGAGCGTTGACTACATGTATTACTCAGACCAGTTTCAATGACGCAACGAGGCTTAGACCTAGCTTCAACAAGCCAACCCTTTGATGGGTATCGTTCGCGTCCTCACCCACCACATCGCTCATCCAGTACTTCCATCCGATCTCCTTTGCGACACGTTCTCCTGTCCCGCTTTTATCGTTGTCCGCAATAAGGAGTCCATCCGGCAAGCCTTGAGCAACCTTCTTCATGTTGCCCGCACTGAAGCAAACATGAATGGTGTACCTCCGACTCATCTTCTTAAGAGCCGCTTGTATAGACAAAGCCGTAGCGTATCCTTCACACAGAATATGCACACCCTTGTTATCAATTACTAACTCTGCGTTACTGGTGCGCTGACCATAGAGAAACTTCTTTGAGCCATCCGATTCGATTAGCTGACATCCAACAAGATGCCCATCCACCCGCATCGGTACGACCAAAGTCTTTTTACCTTCATGCCCCCAGATCATGTCCTCTGCGCCTTCAAACCCCTTGGCATTTAAATACTCATGCTTGCCTAAGACTGTCTGACTTAGTATGAAAGCAGCCCGTTTAACTGCATCCGCTTGGTCAGCCATCCGCTTAGCGTCAGCTTCCCGCATGTCCCGAGCAATCTTCTTTCTGTCCACCTTGATAGGTGTCTCTGTCTGCCACAAAGATACCTCTGTATCCGTTGCATGGTTCTGCACAAAGCCATGATCTCCCATGAACTTGACCGCCCCGTTGCGCTTCCTTGGATGGTCATCCGTTGGGTATCTTCTCCATACTCCGATAGGCGGAGGGATGTCGATCAGGATGCCATGCGCCCTGCAAAATGAAATGAATTCCATTACCGCATCCTCCTGATTGACTTGACGTATCTGTTGATGCCATCTTGCACAAACTTAGAGACCTTCGCATCCGGCATGACTGGTCTATCCTCTAACCCGCGAGGCCAGACTCCGAACTTCTCTCGGTACACATTAGCGGCTCGGCCTTTAGACCATCCGTTATATTTCATGTACCAGTTCATCATCGACCACCACATCTGCTTGTCGTCACGGGTCATAGTTCCTGTGAGTTCTTCCATCTCACCCGCTACCGCCTCGACCTTGGTCTTTCTCTGTCGTATATGTCCACATGACTTGCACATATCAGAGTTTAAAGGCCATAAAGCACCACACGCAGGACACTTAGCCAACTCTTTCTCTTTCTCAGTGGGTTCTTTCTTAGTCTTTTCCGCCCCGTCATCTAGTTCACTAACACCACCACCGAACACCTCATCCCAATTCTCACGGAAGCGCAGATAGTTACCCGAATGATCTAGCCACACGGCAAACTCTTTACCCTCATGACCACGCATGACCCGTCCCATCTGCTGAATGTGGGAGGACAATGACTTAGAGAACGGACGAGCCGAGACTCCGATCATCACATCGGACACATCGAATCCCTTGGTGAGAATGTCAGTAGCAATCAGGCCATTGATCTCTGTGTCCGGCTTGCTGAACTCCTCGATCACATCCTTCTTATACTGATCGTCATCCCGATAACTGATATTGATAAAGTTATAGCCACGATCACCAAACTTCTGCGCCAAGTCAGCACCATGAGCTACACCGGAACAGAACACAATCGTCTTTGCCGGCTTACCAAAGATCTCATGGGTCTTTTTCTCCCACTCCACCACAATATCCCCTGTGATCTGCATGCCACGCTTGGTAGTCTCAGTAGGAGACCACTCGCCCGCCACCTTCTTAGCCCCCTCCATGTTTATTTCTTTGGCAATAAATACTTTTAGCGGGACAAGCACCTTGTCATCTACTAAATCCCTTGTCGTTACAGTAGAGACCACATCCTCATAGACCTTGGCTAGACCCTTGGTGAATGGCGTAGCACTCAGACCTATGACTCTGATCTCTGGATTGTTCTTGATGAATTCAACTGTTGCCGCCCGTGTCTGGTGGGCTTCGTCAATGATGAGTAGGTTAAGGTTAGGGAACTCATCCCTTCTCTCCAACGTCTGAGCCGAGCAGATTTGTATCTTCTCCGATGGTAGATTACGCCAGTGACCTGACTGTAAAACTCCATGCTCAATCTTGTACTTGTCTAGCCGTTGACTGGTCTGATCGCACAGAATGATCCTGTCCAAGACCATTGCCGCCCGATTACCCTTCATCTTTGTGGCCTCAAGCAAAGCAATAGCCATCTCTGTCTTGCCTGCTCCTGTCGGGGCATAAAGCATCAAGCTTTTCTTGCCCGATGCAAACCCCTCACGCAATGCCTTCAGCGTAGCCTCTTGATAAGGCCGTAGTTCTAATCCCATATTGTTTCTCCAGCTACCCACACATTAGCCTGTGGGCTTAGGCTTCTTTTACTTCTTAAGTTGTCTCTGCATCGCTGCGATTTGCTTCTTCATTGCCGCATTCTCATTGAGCAATGTGTCCCGACTGATACGGGTTGACTTCAACTCTAACTCCAGTATACGGATGTCCTCACGCAACTGGGCAATCGTGTTCTCAGCCAGCTTCTTCTCTGATTCGTCAGCCGCATAAACTGCCACGGCCAATCGGTCTTTCAGCTTGTCGTTCTCATCTGCCAATGCCTTGATAACATCACCGCTTTGGTCGTGCTTTGGTTCTTCCTCTGGCTTCTCATACTTAGCCTTGCGCTCGAACGTCTTGCCGTTGCGAGAAACTTTAACAACCTCTGGCTTCACACCACCACGGACTGACTCGACTAAAGTAACAGACACACGACACGCCTTAGCTATCTCGGTACTGTTCCAGAACTGCCATTCAAAGTCATCAAGCATAGCCTGAACTGCGTTGCGCTTGTCCTCGTTAGATCTGTGCCGGCCATTCTCTGCGTTCACGCTAAAGGATCTGAGGATCGCATCCCTCAATGTGCCGTTGACAACCTGTACATCAATGTCCTTTAAGCCTGCCTTCTGGTGGGCAAAGTATCGGTGGTATCCGTCAGTCAAGTAATACTTAATGCCGTCATAGTACACAAGCACCGGAGGAAACCGAGCACCATTCTTTAGCGACTCTGCGTATTCATCTACCGCCTCTTGAATAATCTTGACCCGTGACTGCGTACCGCCATCAATAGTTAGTTGGTTAAGTTTCATTTGCCCTGTCCTTTCATCGTCCATCCAATTAAAAAGTAACACCACTTAGTGTTTATGTTTATGTTTGTGTATCTCTTTCCATTCCAAGCATCAGCAATGCTTCTGCCCTTGGTGGCCATGTAAGACTCAAACGCCTGTCGTGCATCGTTCATGATTTCGCTTTCAAATAATTAATCTCGCGTTGGTAGTGGGCTATTAACTCCTCCAACATCTTGCTATATTGCTTTTCCCATTCCAGTTTTGCTTTCAGTTCTTCCATTACGATCTCCTTATTGCTCTTCTAGTCCAGCAGTTTGCACAATGCCACTTGTTGGGTGACATCTGAATGCCTCCCTCTGGTGGCTTCTCTTCCTTACACTTGTCACATTTTTTAAGTTGGTGATAGGGCTGCTTACTCCCAAGCGTCAACTGTTGCGCTACAAATCCGTTCATTCTTCATCCCATATATCGTTAGGCCATACCAGTACGGGTGTAGTAACCCCCAAGTAACCGCCTTCTATGTTGAACTCTATAAACTCTCGTGCTTCATCGGCATCTATGCCGTCCCGCATGAGAATCTCCCGTATCTTTTCGCCGTCGTAGACAAGCACTTGAACCTGTTGTCTGTCGCGCCAGATAAATGCAGGGCCAAGGATGGCTTCGTCATATCCTTCGTACTTAATCATCGCTTCATGCTCCTTATGTATGCCGAAAAGCTTCCCATAGTGTCTTTCTCAAAGGCTTTAAAGTTGTACACCGCCTTTGCCACCTCCTCTAGCGTGTCGTTCCTGATCTTTTCTGACACCTCATTGATCTGAGCCTTGACCATCTGCCGCTTGCGCCAGCCCATCGCCTTCTCCCATATATTTAATTCAGGTTCTGACATGGAATTCCTTTCAAGTCTGGAAACATCTTGTCTACTTGCGCCTTGATCCTGTCGTTGCGTTCTTTAATCTTTGCCGCCCTCGCAAGGATCGGTGCAATAAACCATGTAATTGTTTTGTTGTAACGAAGTTTTCTTAATGTTTTCTTTCGGTTTTTTCTTACTTTCATCGCTTCATCCTAACCCTTGATGGGCTTTTAGTTACATTCCAATCTGTAGCTTGGTTACGGTTGGAATATTCAAGCATACTCATTGCAACCTTCTTACGATTGCGTGAGTCCTGCCCCCGCTCCTTTGCAAGATTTAAGTCATTAATCATGTCTTTCTCGGTGTCATAAGAACTTGTTTCTAATTTGCGTAGAAGCAGTATGTCTTTATCAGGAGTCTGCTCCCACAACCGCTTGCTAATCTTTGACAAATGATTGGCAACAAATACTCTGATACCAATCTTCCACGGATACCCCATTTTGGGTATGCGTTTTAATGGTGGATCACAATCTGTTAACTGCTTTCCAGACAAGTCCCTAAACAAAAGCACTGCGTCTTGAACACTTCCCGCTCTACGCCATGTGCTTATGACTGCTGCATCCCAGTTCTTTTGGTCACTCATTTGTTCTTCCTTTCACCGAGAACTTTATTGCTCCACTCGACTTTGTAGATGCCACCATCCAAGCCAAAGTCAATTCGTATGTTGCACTCAACAAGGTATGGATGCAGGCTTACACCCAACCCATCCATGTTCTGATTCACTCTGTAGTATTTGCTGACCATTGTCTTGCCGCGATCTTCTTCGGGCGTGAACTGCCTGTACAGTGGTTCAGGTGTCTTTGATTTGCTCATGCTTGTCCCCTTGCTCGGATGGCATCACGGTTATCAATACAAGCCGCCCATGCTGATTTTGCTGTTGGGTTTCCTTCAAGTTTTGCATACACATCAGCGTGTTTCTTGCAAACTTCAGCACACGACTCACGCTCGGCAGAAGCGACAAGGGCGGCTAGTTGTTCAAACTTGTTAACGTCTTTGTCGCTGGCGTGTCGAATGAAACCAAGGCCAGCTTTCTCAGCCAGATCAAATAGTTCATCGCGGTTCATACTGCTACCTTTTTTCTTTACTGTTGTGGTGTGTTGGGCGCAATTAAAAGCTTCATTTTTCTCGCTAGTAATGCCGCAAACATATTTAACTCTTCGGTAATATCTGTCTCACCATGTATGTCAGAATAAAAACGTTCGCCATCCGTAGAAAAACCGGCATCAGTAGCACAGTCAAAGATTAAATTGTCTATAAATTCATAATCTGCATCTGTTAATTCTGGATCCATAACATCGTTGTCATCTCTCATATCATCTATATTCATAGCGGTGCATCCTCGTGGTTATTAGGGTTGAACTTAGGAACTTTGTTGCCAGTGTCTTTGGGGTTTGGAAATGGGGGGAAAGGCCATGTCATTTCGTATCCTCAAAGATTTCATCAAACTGCTCCACTAACTTCTGCGTTACCTCTGCTTCCACCCACGCCACCATCGTTCTTCCAAGGATGTTGTCGAACTCTGGGAATGTCTGGTTGAATCTCTCTATCTGTTCTTTGGTCATCACTGATCTCCTTTGTTTAATCTTTCTTCTCTCCACATGGCACTGCATGTCGTCCTCCCACGTAGCCCACTCAAAGAGCCAACGCCACATGAATTCCTCGTTCATGCACCCATGTTGGTACTTAGCCATCTTCAGGCAGATGTCTTTACTTGGTCTGTCCATTCTTTATCTCCCTGATTACTCTCTTGATAACCGCAGCAGTTACCATGAATCTTTCAGCAATAACTCTCATAGACAAACCCTCTTTCATAAGCACCTCAACCCTGCGTTTATCCACTTGTGTAGCAGGACGACCCGACCCTTTCCTTGCTCCACCGTGCGTTAGTTTCTCTTCGTTATACCTCATTGCTTGTCTCCTGTTATACCTGCTACGTTTTACAATATTATTGCACAGTTCTGGCAGTTTGTGCCGTCTTGTGTAAAAAAGTGGTAGGTGGTTTCCCGTAGTACCCGTTTTGGGCATAGAGAGAGCCGCTACCTCTGAACCCCCCTCTGGTGGAGAGGAGGAACTCAGTGAGGCAGTGCTCCGAAAACGCGACTCATCTGTCCTACGTTTTCCAAGTTCGGTGGAATGCCGGATTCTCTTTCTATAAGGGTGGCGCTTTAACGGTACGCCCTGACAGCTAGTCTTACCTCCCTACGGCTCAATTGGTTAGTTACCCTCTTTCACACTGGCCACGAATCATTTGCCAGTACCGCTCGGCTCTCTTAGGAAGCGGCCCTTGACTGCAAGGGTAAGGTCATATCTGGGTACCGGAGATTTCTGCCGTATAAGCTAACGCGCCCTGACGGTTACTGTAGGAGGAGAGACTGGAACTGCTCACATGAAGCAGTGTTTCGTCAACTAAGAAAGGGCAATGTGAAGGCGCTAACCCATCACCAGTCCCAGTCTCAAAACAAAAAAGGCCGCTTACAACTGCGTCCGGTCGGAGCCTTAACTAATACCTCTCTCTACTAGGGTATTAGGTAAAGCGGAACGCATGTGTAAACGGCCTCAACTTATTGCCTCCGACAGCAACGAGCGGATTATAACCACAACTGTTCCGGCCTTGTCAACTCACGTAGAAAAATTAAAAGTTTTCTGCAAAAAAAAAGTGGCCTCAGTTACGAGGCCACCAAAGTTCATCAAAGGAAAAAAGCAACTCACAAAACAACCAGCCGTCTGGATTGATGCCATCTTACTCGCAGCGTTTAAGAATTTCAAGTGCTTCTTGCGCCGAATTCACTATTACCAGCATCCCACCTGTCCACTCATCAAAGAACTTCTGCTCGGCCTCGGTTAGTTTCCTAGCTGACGGTACTTTGTCCCCGTCTTTGACCTCCATAAGCACCGTATAGCCCTTGTAAGCCACTAAAAGGTCAGGGATGCCATCACCCTGCGAGATGATCCTTACGAACGCTCCTGCGCCCCGTAATGCGTCCACGATTTTGTTCTGGTTAGCGTCGATTCTGTTGGCGTATCTCATGGCTTCTCCTACCTGATAAAAATATTTTAACTTACCTGTTGCAAAATTAAAATGTAGCAGGTATAATCAGTTCCAACCTATCTGGTTTAATGTGGTCTGGCAAGTTATGGCGGGACGAGGCGGTGCCCGGTCGGGCATGGCAGGGAACTGGTAACAGTCGATAGGGAATTAGCAATAGTTCTCCTTCGAGTGTTAGGCACGGTCGGGCAAGTCTCGGCACGGTGAGGAGAGGCGGGGATAGGCAGGGTACGGCACGGAAAGGTGCGGCAGGGAGCTAGAAATAGTCGATAGGGTATTGGCAACAGTACCACTTCGAGTGTTAGAGGAATGGCTGGATGCGGTCAGGCGAGCAAAGGTCAGGTTTGGAGGGGTAAGGCAAGGGCTGTTTACAGCGGGAAGTTATTTAACAAGATAACTTTTCGGTGGTAACACCACTAGGTTGGGTCTGGTGTGGCAAGGCGAGGAATGCTTAGGAAGGGTCTGGCAAGGGCTAATGTAGCGGCTATTAGATTGGCAACAGTCTTATGGTCGATGCAAATTGTGCATCAATTAAAGGAAACAAAATGAAATCTATTAAAGTAAAACTCTCAGGCTCATCTGCTTTACTCATGCACTCTGATCGCTTTGCGAACCCGTTAGACCCACTAACTAAGGCTCACAAAGAACTGACAGGCAAGCGCAAGAAAACTGACGATGACCATATCGCCATCGCTAGAAGTGAATTCATTGGTGGCTGTTATTGGAATGAAGACACTGGCTTCTTTATTCCTGCACAAAACCTAGACTCATGCCTGATCGCGGCGGCTAAGCTTCAAAAGCTTGGCGTTAAATTCAAGCAGGGCGTACAGGTATTGGAAGACGAGCTACCCATCGACGGCTTTAAGTCCGTCACTCCCGAGAAGCTTTGGGAAAACCCAAAGAACGTAGATGCCCGTGGCGTTAAGGTAGGCATGGCCAAGATCATGCGCTACCGCCCCATCTTTCGCAACTGGTCACTGTCTGCCACTGTGATGGTGAATGAAGATGTAGTTAACCTCAATGAAGTTAAGAAAGCTTTGGTTGACGCTGGCAATTTGATTGGCTTGGGTGATTACCGTCCCCGCTTTGGCCGCTTTGATGTGGAGTTTGCATGAGCGACAATCCAAAACTATTTCCCGCTTGGAAGCAGGCAGTTAAAACTTTATTGGACAGCGGCCTTACATACGGAAGCGTACTCAAGCGCAGTTACATTTCCGAGTTGTGTGATGTGCCAAAGCCAGTAGACATTGACGATGTTCGCAGGTATGACCTTGAAGTGCTTCGCTGCATCACAGAGATCAAAGACATTCTGCTAACAGCCCACTGCATGCTAATGGTCAGTGACCATGCAGGCAACTACATCATCATCGAGCCTGAGTCACAAACTCAACACGCTGTTGATGCAGGTGTTAAAGCAATCAGTCGAGAGATGAAGCGTATGGCTATGGGCGTGAGCTTTACCAAGACTGATTTACTCACAGACGAAGGCCGTAAGAAAAACGCAGATGCTCAGGCAAAGATCTCAAAGCTGGCCGGAATGCTAAGCATTGAGAAGCGTGAGCTTCAGCGTATATCCGACAGGAGTCAGCCATGAAGTTCACAAACAAGTTCAACTTACCTCAGACATTTGTCAATGTAATACATCGGCCAACGTACTCCAAAGGTAAGGCGCACATCTCTGCGACTGAGATCATTAACTCACCACGAATCGTTCAGTTAAAGAAGAAACACTGGGATGACATTGAGCAAGACGCAAGCGAGATGGTGTGGTCACTCTTTGGTTCTGCTGTTCACAACATCTTGGAACACGGCAAAGATAAGAACCACATTGTTGAAGAGAGACTGCACCTTGAGTATGAAGGATGGCATATCTCTGGTGCGATTGACTTACAAGAGTTAGAGCCTAATGGAACGATGACTGTCAGTGATTACAAAGTTACTGGCGCATGGGCAGTGATGAATGAGAAGGATGACTGGCACCGCCAATTAAATATTTATGGTTGGATGGTGGAGAAGGTTAAGAAAGTACCAGTAGGTAAGCTTCAGATCATTGCCATCATTCGTGACTGGTCTGCCCGCGATGCCGCATCTAAAGAAGGCTACCCTCAGTCACCAGTGGCTACGATTGATATTCCTCTGTGGACATTTGAAGAGCGTGAAGCGTTTATCACGAAACGAATCTACGACCACGGCACAGCACTCTTTGAGATGGAGACAGATGGCGAGATGCCTGACTGCACACCCGAAGAAATGTGGGAGAAGAAAACTTCCTATGCTTTAAAGAAGGATGGGAACGTGAGAGCAAAGAGTGTTCACGAGACACTTGAGGATGCTGAGAAAGCACTGGCTAAGTCCGAAGAGACAGCCAAGAAGAACGAGAAGTTTGTTATCGAAGTAAGACAAGGAGAAAGAACACGATGCCGCAGCTACTGCCAAGTGTCACCGTTCTGCACTCAATACCAAAACTACCTAAAGGAAATGCCATGAAGCCAGTTCAACTATCCCTTACTCAGCAAAGCGCAGAACTAATTGTTCGTGCTTTGATTGAGATGCCATTTAAACAAGTGAATCAATTGATCCACTACATAGATCATGAGATTGCTATCTCTCAACAACAGATGCCTACCAATACAGTAACTGTTGCACAGAAAGTTACTACGCCATTCCCAAAGTACGGCTTGAAGAAAGACGGTACTCCAAAGAAACGTGCTGGTCGTCCAGCTAAGAAGTGAGGTGCATCATGGAAAAAGAAGAACTCAGAAAAGCATGGAGAAGTGACATTGAATACAAAGGCGGTCACTGTCCAGTGTGTGATCGTTGGGGAAAGATTTACGGAAGGAATCTAAACCGATCTATGGCTAGAGCTTTGATCTGGTTATGCAGTGCAACTAAAGATGAAGATGGTTGGGTTGATGTTGCAAACAAAAGCCCTCGATGGCTTGTGAAAACAAATCAAATCCAATCATGCCGTTGGTGGGGTCTTGTTGAAAGTAAACCAAAAGATGAGACTGATGATAGTAAAGGTTCATCAGCTTTTTGGAGACCAACTCAAGCAGGTTTGGATTTTGTATTTAAACATACAAGAGTTCCAAAGAAAGTATTTACATACAACGCCGACGTTGAGGGAATAAGCGAAGAGACAGTGTTTATCGAGGACTGCTTCAAAGAGTTCTTTGATTACCAAGATGTAATGAATTCATTTTTTAAAAAAGGTAACTAAATGTCAGTCCATAAAAAGCTAATGCAAGCGAGGGTCAAGCTTCAATCCACAGAGATGAAGAAGTCTGGCCTCAATAAGTTTGCCGGCTATTCATACTTTGAGTTGAGTGACTTTATCCCTCACGTTCAGACCATCTTCAACGACCTTGGCCTGTGCGGTGTCGTGACGTTTAACACTGAGTATGCACAGCTATGTATCACCGACGTAGATGACGGCACAGTCATTGTGATTACTAGCCCAATGGCCGAGGCCAACCTCAAGGGAGCACACCCCATACAAAATTTGGGCGCAGTTTTGAGCTACCAACGGAGGTACCTCTGGATGGCCGCTTTGGAGCTAGTCGAGGGGGATCCCATAGATTCAGCGCCCCCTGTAGAAGCGCCAAAGCCCGAACCTAAACCAGAACCTAAACCAGAGCCAGTTAAGAAGACACCAGTTCCTTTGAAGATGGAAGGCCGCGACGATAAGTCTTGGCACCTCATCGTAGAGAAGGAACCCGGAGACTCATCAGAATCTTGGATCACAGCAGTAGTAGACATCACTAAGATGGGTCTAGCAGAGACTCATAACGAAGCTGAAGTGATGAAGCTGTTTACCAACAACAGAATTATCTTTGATCGTCTGAAGTTAGAAGACGTTGAGAGATATACCGCGCTCATGGGCGCATTCAAAACCCGTAAAGAAGAACTGAAAGGATAATCATGGCTACTAAGTACCCAAACTCAGGAATGCTCGGCAAAGCTAAGCAGCCTAAGATCAACCCCAACTCACCAGACTACACTGGAAGTATTGATGTTGACATCTCTCTTATCAAAGAGATGTTGGAAGATGCCCGTCAAGAGGGCGCTGACTCTATCAACATGAAGCTTGGTGCTTGGATCAAAGAAGGACAGTTCGGAAAGTTCTTCAGCATCAAGGTCAACAACTACAAGAAGACTAATGCACCCGTGCAGAATAAGCTTCCAGTAGACGACTCTGACATCCCTTTTTAATACTAAAGTATTAACTTTGTATGCAAACAAGCCAGTTTGAAAGCGTCAAGGTAGCTCTCAAGCAAGACAAGACTGGGTTCGTATTGACACTCTCAATACACCCAGACGACTTGCCCGAGGAGATCCTACGCGATTTTGTTGGTGCTCGATACCAAGTAGTTATGGTTCGACTTAACAACGAAGAACGCCCTATGAACAGAGAGCAAGAGCACTCTAACGATGGCGTTCGAATGGCTGGGATGCTCAGTAGGGATCCCCAGTTTCACAAGTTTCTCTACGACGGTGGCCACATCTTCATTGCTAACGAAGAAGAAGCAACCAGTTGGTTAAAAGAGTACTTGGAAATTAATTCAAGAACAGAAATAAAAGACAGCGCCCGTGCTCAAGAAAAGCTACGTGGCGTAACACAGGAGTTTTCAGCATGGAAGATAACCGCTTAGTCCCTTACTCAGTACATCTTAAGCGAGAGGTGTACGACAAACTAAAGCTGGCCGCTGGTCAGCGCAAGGCTTCCGCCCTTGTGCGTGATGCTATTACGATGATTGTCGAAGGTGATGACGAGTTCAATGGTGGATACAACAAAGGTATCCGTGACGCGATCTCTGTTATCAGTGAAGACGAACTAGCTTCGGCTATTGCATACAACGGTGATACTGTTGCCGATCTGTTGGCCGAGAAACTTTTAGAGATGATTGTTTCTCAGAATACAAAAGGTAAATCCAATGGCAAGAAAAAAGCCTGAAGGTGTTAAGAGTCTGGTTAAGTTGGAGCCCGTCTCCCTTGACCAGATCACCATGCTTGACTTCTTTGCAGCCTTTGTCCTCATGGGCTTGGCCGGCGGAGAAGACATGCACCAGAACGCACAACAAGCATACGACCAAGCGGAGGAGATGATGCTTGAAAGGATGGAGCGATGAACAGAAAGACACACATAGAACAACTAGAGCGAGCCGTTGGCGATGCTCATCGTGCGATGGCCGTACAAGAAAGTATTTGGATGGAGGAGTGGGAGGCCGCTCGTAATCCTTTCATAGCCATCAACGAATGGAATAAGAACTACGATAGACGAATGGTCTACATTCAGCCGTGGCTTGATGCAAAAGCAGAACTTAATAAATTTAGGAACAAAGAATGACTGAAATCTACGGCGGGAAGATGGCCTTCCCCATACACAACACTGGCCACGGCGCACCCTTTGATGAGGGTATGTCTCTCAGAGACTACATAGCTATACATGCAATGCAGGCTTCTTTAATGCGTCAGCATGACACAGTAAGTAGACATGCTGAATATGCCTACATGGTAGCGGATGCCATGCTAGAGCACAGGGTGTCGGGTGAACAATAAGCTAACCGCCAAGCACAGGCTTCACATAGGCAGAGTTAAGGAACTACCTTGCTCTGTCTGTGATGAACCCGGCCCGTCGGATGCTCACCACGTTAAACAACATCAACAGTACACAGTGGTAGCCCTGTGTAAGTCCTGTCACCAAGGCCCAGTCTTGGGCTGGCACGGCCAGAAACGGATGTGGGCTATCAAGAAGATGGATGAATTAGACGCTCTAGCTGTCACCATAGAGCGCCTCCTAGAAAACTTTTAATTTTTCTACTTCATTGACTTACGAACATCTTCAGCTTGTTTAGCTAGCATGGAGATCAACTCTTTCATCTGGTCAATCTGCTCTCGCTTGGTAGCCCCGTCCATACCCGTGTCTGCTGTGACCACTTGAATCTGCTTACGGATGTTAGCCATCTGCTTAGATGTCTGGGTGTACATCTTCTGTAATGCAATCTTGTCACCCTTCTCCTCATAAATCTGCTGGACTTTATCTATCTCACCAATCTCAGAGTAATGACGCATATCCGCAAAGGCTTGCTGAATCTGTTTGTTGTTCTCGTAGAACGAAGTGGTGTAGAAAGATTGGTTAGCGGGAAGAGACTTAACAAATCCAAGACTTGCTCTATCCATCCACTTAGTATCTGGGTACTCACCCTCTTTAAACGGGGCAACAGCGTACATAGAAGTGGTAGCTGCTGTGCCGCCGAGCCAGCCGAAGTAACCCTTAATAGCATAGTCCACCTGAACTGGGCTTAACTCTGCTTTTTCTGGCAAAGCTATGTTTAATACAGGAGCCAAAGCCAAAGCTAGTGGACTGGTGTTCTCTGTCTTACGCTCAGCTTTAGACAAGGCTTCCATACCCGCAGTCTCAATAGGTGAGCCGGTGAAGCTATCCTTATTGGAGTACAGATCAACAATAGGTTTGAAGATCTGCGGCAACGGGTTCATCGCAAATGTATCCCACACCATACGGCTAAGGGCATCTGTGAATTGCTTACCTTCTGCATTCTCATCAAAGATCTGCTCGGCTGTACGCTCGGCAATAGTTCCAAGAGCACCAATCTCAAATGGCTTAGGAATACGAAGAGCCGCTTCCATGCCGGGTAACTTGATCCACCAGAAGTTATCCCGATCCCAGTTGTCCCGCTTTTGGTACTCTTCGTCGTCTTTAAATCCATAGTACAAAGCAAGAGAGGCAAGGCACACAGCACCAGAGATGATAGAGAACGCTTCTGCTTTCTTCTTATCACTCAGATCCAACTCTTTACCTGTCATTGAGTTGTACAGGACACGGCCAGTAGGTACGATGCCATCACGACCAAGCTTGTACAGACCTTGAATACGGGCATTCATGAACGGTACGACCTGAGTCAAGTAACGGAACGCACTCCATGAACCTTGCATAGAGAAGTCCATCAAGTCGCGAGCTTCGTAAGAGGCTTGTAAGTGAGATAGACCCTGCTCTCGTAGCTGGTTGTAAAGCGCCATGCGGTTAGCAGCTTCAGACTTGTTACCCGCATCTTCGTATGCAGACCATAGCTTAGCCAAACCAGCTTTGATCTTGTCTGGTGTATCTAGAATGTCGGCCTCTTTAACACCTTTGGCCAGTAATCTTTTAATTAACTTTGCCTGATTACCTTCATAAGCGGTACCAAAGTTAAAGATAGCACCACCGGCCAGAGCAGAAATGTGTGCAGGGTTGTTCTTATCTGTGGCTACCCAGCCCTCAACCACGTTGGCAAAAGGATTCTTCTTCAAGCCGGACACGGCCATAGCCTGAACAGAATCACGGAACAAGTTGTTTACTTTAAACGCAGGAGAGATGGTAACGCCGTACTGCAAGATGTTCTTGAAGTCACGAGACACATCAAGGAACTTAGACTTTGGCCCCATGTATCCGATAGAGGTGATCGACTCAAGCAAGAGAGGATCTTTAATGGTGTAGTAAACAGGGTTGCCGTCTTCCATAACCTTTACGGTATCTGGGCCGGCTTCTGTGGCTTTCTCTACGGCATCTAGCTTCTCGGCATCCTTGACCGTAGTCACAGCGGCTTGGTTCTTCATAGACGCAGACAGGATATGACTCCAGTTACGCAGAGTGTTTTCCATCAAGTCACCGAATGGTCGCTCTCCTCCGCCTTTCAAAGCTTTAGAGAACTGCTGACGGGTCAAACCTGCTGAAGTCTGAGCACCCTGAAGATCACCGTCTTCCATCTGACGATAGAAAGGAATGTAGTAAATATCCCGAACAAAGTTGTCGTAGCTGAACTGGTCAATTAGACCTTGATCTAAAGCCACATCCAAGACGGAACGGTTTAGATTATTCATATCTTTAAGGACAGCAGCATAGACCTCAGCACGGGGCTTGCCGTTAATCGTACCTTCAGACAACTGCTTGCGATTGGCCACCATGTAGTCCATGTCAGGACTGCGTGATTTCTTTTCTGGAGGTAAATTAGATTCACGGTTCAACGCAACCCACATCTGGTAGCGGTCTACCTCAGAGCCAACAGGCTTGAGTGTCTCAATCAGACCCTTGGTGTTGGGTTTAATGTTCAATGCACCGCCGTCGTTAAAGACATGACCGTTAAACAAGATACCCTCAAGAGCGCCGTCAACAGTCTTAGACAGACGGGCTTGCATGTAGCCGACAGGCGAGTAGTCTTTGATCGTTCTGTACTGGTCTGCAATACCCTGAGCCAGACGTTGCCAGAAACGATCCTGCATGTCAGTAATCTTCTCAACAATCGTTCTAGTCTGTGGCTTGAAGACACGGTTAGCCGCATCTGTAAACTCTTGGTTTACACCCTGCATAGTCTCAGCGGCAAGAGGCTTTTGTTTCTGTAAGGCAGTAGAGACTTTCTGCTTTACCTCGCTAACAGACTTAGGTATCTCCATCTGGTCTGTCATCTCTGAGTAGTCAACTTCACCCTTATCAACTTTTACACCTTTAGGCTGTTTAGTCTGAGCAAGCCTGTCTACCAAGTTCATAACTTCGGTAAGAGCGTTAACATCTTTAATACCAAGCAACTCTGCAACCATACGAGTAAATGCTGTCCATGCACTGCGACGACCGCCATAGGAGATTTGCATTAACTCATATTGGAACTCTGGATTAGTCATTGCCTCGGCAGTGAACTCACGCTCGTTAGTCAGGCCGTAGAAGTCTTTACCTTGACGGCGCAGTTCTTTCTTAACGTGCTTGTATAGCTTTTCAATCTGTTCAACAATAGGTTTCTGACGCTCAGTAGGATAACGCTGTGCCTTAGAGATCAATCCATGTAGTGTTTCGTGAGCGTTTGTGTGCTCATCGCCAGCGTAAGCCTTAGCCATCTGAATGGAGTCATCAGCGTAACGGTACACGCCAGCCACACCAGCACCTACGTTACCCGGCTTCTTCAGCTTAATCTTTGTAGCTACGCCACGACCCAACTCACCAATGCGCCGAATAGCTGGGTTCTTACTCTTAGCCAAAGTCTCAGCTAATTGTGCAAAGTTTCCAGCGTCATTAGCAGCACGAACCTCTAAGTTGTTTGATGTAATAGGCATCCTTGCTTTGAATTCAGCAAGGTTTTTAGGCATCTCAGTACTTGGAGTAGGTGGTTCAACTTCTACAGGAGGAGGTTCCACTGGAGGGGGAGGTTCAACCACAGGAGGTCTACCTGAAGTACCGGGAGCAGGAGGTTCCATCTCACCATATACCTGAGTAGCAGGCTTGGTAACAGGAGGACGCTCTGGGCCTTCTGGTGTAGGTGTTAGCGTAGCACTAACAGGCAATGTGCGATCACCACGAGGCTTACCAACTTCAGCAGAAATAAACCAAGGTTCACCGTTACCTTGATAGTTCAACGGCAAAGGTTTGCCGGCACGTTGCTCGGCGGCAATAGCAGCTTCTACATCTTCACGAGTAACGATACCAGACTCAAAGTCCTTAACCAAACGCATAGACGCAGGCGTATTAGTACGTCGAGCAATCTCAATGTATGCGTTAACTGGGTCAATGATAGGCGTGGACTCAGGTTTGTTAATAGCCGTGCCTTCCAAGCCTTTAGTAAACTTAACTGGTACGTCCAAAGATTGAATAGCAAACTTACCCGCATCTGTTGGGTGAGGAACAATAGTCAGGCTATTAGGATCACCGCCTTGGTTTTGAAGCATGTTACGCATCACCAACAAACGGTTCTTTGCGGCACGTTCTTCAAGGGGACGGTTGTCTACAATCTTAGGTACAGGTGTGTCTTCCACGGTCACATCTGCTGGCATAACGCCGGGAGTTTTAGATGACGCACCAGTAGGAAGTCCTGCCTCTAAACGCAAGCGATCAATCTCAGCTTGCTTGGCTTCCAACTCTGCACGAGGTGTAGCTTGTGGCATCTGCTCATTCAAGCTAGGCTGTACCACGGGAGTAGAAGCGGCGCGAGCAGCCTTCTCTTGTGGTGATTCAGGAAGCGTACCAGCAAGAGCCTTTGCTTCTTCATCGGCTTTTTGCTGGAGCATTAACAGACGCTGACGATTAGCTTCCTCAGATGTCAGCATCTCAGGAGTAGTTTCTTCTGGACGGGTAACACCAGTAATAGCCTCAACTTGCTGTTGCAACGCAGGCTGAACAACAGGTTGCTCTGGAGGAGGAGGTGGTGGTGGCTCAATCTCAGGAGCAGCAGGACGACGAGCCAAGCCAGCCGCACCACCCAAACCTACACCACCGATAGTGGCCATAGCCGCAGCTTCACCCAGACCTTCAGTCAAACTCTGCTCAGGTTTAACCTGTTGCATGGCCAAGTTAGAAACAAACTTACCGCCAACCTCTTCAGGAATCTCACCCACTGTCTCACCAACAGCAGTACCGCCAGCCGTTCTAAGACGACCAGTAAGACCAGCCGCTCCTTTACCGGGAACACCTGCCAATACTTCCTCAAGCTGACGAGCACCGGGTAGGCGCTGAGCCAAGAGAGAAATAACACCGGCGGAAGCACCAGCTTGACGGGCTAAAGTTAAAGCACCCTGAGCGGCTTCAGTATCAGAAGCACCTTTACTCTTAAGTTCTTTGTAGATGTTCTCGTATGCGTTAGCACCTACGTCAGCACCTTGCTGTACACCACCAGCACCAACCGCGCCGGAGACAGCCGCTTTACCAGCCGCAGCTTCGCCCGCACCCAGACCTCTAGCCGCCATACCAACGCCACGAGCAGCGCCAAATGGGACTAATAGTTGTGGAGCTTGCTCAGCCAAGAATGTAAGGAGCAGTGCAGGATCTTTAACAGTCTCACCAAGTGCAGTTCCAAATGCTTGGAACTGACCTTCCTTAGCAGACTCAGCAATCTTCCTTGCCCGCTCAGCCTCACGAGCCTTAAGCCCAGCAGACTTCATCTCCTCAGCATACTTCTGGAGATCTTTACCAAGCTCCATAGAAGTACTGTCCTGCATGTTGCCAGTCACCAAACCAGCAAGCTGGCCGGGTAAAGCAACAAGAGAACCTATACCACCTACGACACCAGCACCGATGTCCTTGGTAGCTTCCCCAAACGTTCTCTCTGTAGTAGCAGGAGCTTTAGCTTTGGGCTGGAATTTTGACCATGGCCCCTCTTGGGCAGCATAAGATTCCCAAGGTTTATTATCGGCCATGATGTGTTAAACCTTTTCCCAGTTATTTTTATCAGCAGGATTGCCGCCTTTAAATCTAAAGCCCTCTTGGATAGATCCAACCGTAGGGCCACCACTGGAATCAATAATACCATTGCGACGCTCAATTGCCGTCATAATTTCTTGCGCTCTAGCCCTTGCTTCAGCTTTCTGCTTAGGATCATCAGCAATACGAGCTTGCATCTTATAGTTATCGTCCTTCTCAGCCAAAGCCAAACGTTTGATGGCATTAGCTTCAGCCGCTAACTGGGGTTTACTGCCAGTCTTTACACGCTCAATAGTCTTCATGAAATCTTCAGCAGCAGCTTCGCCTCTGGTTCTCTTAATGTCTGCATACTGTTGCATTAAACGCTCAGTCTCACCGGGCTTCATAGATGTAGCTTGATTGATACGAGCCACTTCTAACTGTGTAAGATTGTTAGCACGAGCGACACGTTCAGAAGATTCATTCTGAGCCATTGCATTAGCCACTTGACCCTGCAATTGAGTACGTTGTTGAGTGAGTTCAGCAATCTTAACTTTACTCTCGTACACAGCTTTGCTGTCACCACGCTCTTCAGCACGGCGTAGGTTAGCAATCTCATACTTAGTCTTAGCATCGTTGTCAGCTAACTGCTGTTGCTTCTCTTGGAAGGCTAATGCACGTTCTTCGGCGGCAGTAGCTGATGCACCAAGTGATCGACCAGTACCAGCAAACAAAGCACCAATACCTTTTCGGCCACGAGTAGCTTCACCGCCTTCAATTAAAGCATTGAAGAAGTCACGCTTAGAACGAGCAGCTTCTATGTCTTCTCTTTTCAAAGCATCTTCTCTGCGCTTCTGTTCGCGGTCAGTCATGTACTTTGTGTACTCTTCGCCAATAGGAGCTTGCTTAGGAGGCTCGTATACTGGGGGCAAATCACCTATGCCTTGTCCAGACAATAGCTTCTCTTGGAAAGCCTGTGCCGCGCTCTTAGCTGGCGCAGGTGCTACAGGACGCTGAATGCCACCTGTAGGAGCACGTTGTGGTGCAGGCCCAGCAATTCCACCGGGTGGAATGTTAGGAGCATTCACTGGATAGCGAGGAACCATGCGGTCTCCGGGGCCAGCAGATGTAATCATTGGCGAAGCTGGAGCAGTCGGGGAAGAAGGACGAGCTTGAGCCATGATAGCTTCACCCAAGTTCTGATCTGCACCCATAGAAGGAGCACCTTCACCCGTAGGTCTAGGAGTAGAAGGACTACCTTCAGCATTACCCAATCCACCAATCATGGACAACAATCCACGCAAGCCACCAGAGAATCCTTTAGCGGCACTAGCGCCGGGCAAAGCTACCATAGTATTGTTAATGTTGCGCTCTAACCCAGTAGGCATACGGCCAGAAGGAGCCGGTGCTTGAAATGTTTGTCCGGGAATCTGCTCAGACATGTCAGGTCTAGCTACGTTAGCTTCTATCTGTTGAGGTGTAGGAGGCACAGGACGGGGGTTAATCTTAGCCATCTCCTGAGCAAAACGATTACCAGCTTGAAAGCCGGGAATAGTAGTGTCAACTTCTGGAGGTGGTTCAATAACATCACGAGGCTCTGTACCTTCACGCTGTTTCATGCGTTTAAGGATAGCTTTAGCTTCTTTCTTACTAAGCTCTTCACCCTCATCACCACCGCCTGCGAAAGCAATGATGCCACCAGAACCAAACTCCATGTCGCCTATTGGCAAAGATGTCAAACCACCAGCAGCCATAGCCATCT